ATACCACAGCGCAGTTCTTTGTGACTTAGCTATGGTGTGTGTCCGAAAGGGGGGTTTTGCGACCCCCCTTTCTTTTTGTCATGCCTGCAAATAATGGCGCGACGCCTCATAGAAATTATCGAATTGGGTAAGCACGACATTCTCAACATTCTCACCCAGTACGGTTGCACTAGCGCCAGACTTGATTTGACCCGCCACATAGCCACGATCACCACCGATGTTGTACGAGCCGAACACCCACTCGCCGTTGGCGTAGCCGCCAGACTTGAGTCGCTTGCTGTCGACCCACTCGCCCTCAACGCCATACATATTCGTCGCGTTCGCTTTGATCGTTGGCGCTATCTTCAGCTTCACACCAGACCTGCGACTAAAACCACCCTTAGTCTTCGCTCTGGCCGCCGCCGGGTTACCACCCAGTAGCTTCAGCCCGTGGTCGACTACGGCTTTCACTTCGTCTTTCGACATACCGCTCATCACGGTGCAAACTGTATCAACGGTACTCATGTCCGTTCTCCTCTAGTATTTGACAAACTTTGTCCCTCGCACGACGCATGACTTTCTCTCGCCACTCGTCGTTCTGACAGGCCCACATGACTGCGAACGCAAGCAGGTGTGTCTTGGTGATGACCTTGTCTACCGCCATGCCAATCTCCACACTCACACCTGCCTCGCTCGTATCGTCTGGCCGAAAGACAAGGACGACATCGTCCTTGTCCACCTTGATAGTCTTGCGTTCCTCGCTCACTCGCCATCCACCTTGATGACATAGTTGCGACCAGTCTCGTCACGGTACACGCCATTGGCCTTGATGAAGTCAGCGATGTGGTTGACCAACTCGCCACGCTCCAACGACCACTCGTGACCCGAGCGCCAGTACAAACCACGCGCATCCATGGCTTGGCCTATGAACTGTGCGATGCACTGCGTGAACTCCGACCACTTCTCACGACTGATCTCTGCGTCAGCCTTGCCCTTCGCCATGCTGAAGTCAGAGCCGTCCATCATGCGCATCAACTGTGCGTAACGAACACCGAGCTTCAACTCCTGCGTCTCAAGCGGGGTGTGCTTGCCCTTAGTCGCAGTGCGGGTAGGCTTGGTCTCCTTGACTCGGATGTACGAGCCTTCGTATTCCACGATGCCAGTCGTGGTGCGGCGCTTCTCGTTCGGATAGCTGATGTACTTGCGCATCTCGCCATCGAGCAGTGATTGTTGCTTGGGTGCATGTGTCGGGCAGGGCTTGGCAACCTTAGTCTTGCGCTTGCCCACGCCCAACTTCTCAAGTTCGCCAGATACAACAGCGTCAACGATTTGTGTGTTTGAATTTTCCATGATGTGTGTCCTCATCAGTTTGTTGAAATGTGCGAGACGCGAATCACGAACTCGCAAGCGGTTACGACTGTTTCGACTGGCGTGTGCATGACGCACAACCCTTCGCCAACTGCGCAGTCAATTACATCCTTGACCTCGGTGCCATCCGACAGGGTGACATCAACATCAAGGTCACGAACAGGCAGGTTGCCCTGCCTTGCTTCGTCAAAGAACCGAGCAAGGTACTCGGCTGTACAGTACGCATGATTGTTGCTCATGCTATTTGCTCCTTTCCAAATGTTTGAGTACGGAAGATATGTCACGATTATGTGACAGATGCAAGTCTAATTCAACTGCGACACCTCGCACACCCCCAACATCGTGTTTCTTAATCTTGCGAGCGCGGCAGATGTGGTAGACCGCAACCCAAAAGACGACAGGCTTACGAGGCATGAGGGGATACCAGTACGCAGGGATGTGTGCAGACTTGGTACGCTTAGGCAAGTTTCGTACCCTTGCGCACGTTAGTCTGCATCAACTCGCTGTCACGACCATCAGGATCAACCAACAACTTGGCGACCTGATCCACATAAGTCGTGGCGAACTCTGCGATGTTGTTGATTACGATGTACTCAGGGTAGTAACGACGAACGCTGTCATCGAGGATGCCCAAGCCTACGATGCGGATGCCATTGGCACGGCACCACTCGACGCAGTCTCGTGTGTGCTGATGCTCGCACTTAGTCTCCGACGAGTACGCAGGTGAGCCGTCACTCAGCACGAGCATGACCTTGCGTTCCTCACGTCGATCAAGCAGGCGCTTGGCCGCCATCATAATTGCGTCGCCGTCAGCGTTGGCACCATACGAGTAGTAGGGGATGGCACCCAGTGCAGAGCGGCAGATGCTCAGCGTGTCATCGTAGCCCTTGAAGATAGGCATCTTGATGTTCTGCAAGCGACCATACTTGGGATCGTAGTTCTCACGATTGGCGTGCGCTTGCTGTGTCTTCTGCGTCAGGCATGTGTGATGGCCCGAAATCTCAAGCGGTACACCCACGGGATCGAGCGCCTCGGCAATGGCGATGCTTGCCTGTGCGGACAACTGCAACTTGTCACCCTCCATCGAGCCAGACAAGTCGATCAGGATCGAGAGCGCAGTGTTGACAGCAGTCTCCTCGGTGCGACGACGGAAGACATTGCCACCGAACTGTACGATGCGTGCGGCGTTACGTCTGACATCCAGTCGACCCGAACGCTTGCCGTTCTCCCAGTAAGTCTGCGCTTGCGCAGTCAACACACGCTCTAACTTGCGTCGGCATGTACCCAACTGCGAGGACATCATCTTCTTGAGTTCGCCATACTGCTGTGCGAAGCGCTTGGCGTGGTGCTTGATGCGCTTGTCGTCACGCCAGTGAACGATGCGATCCTCGCCGGGGGCGAAGACTATGTAGCGTGAAGACTTAGGTCGGTTGGCGTTGATCTCAGCACTGACCTGACGGATGACCTGATCTAAGTCTGGGTTCAGCGGTTCAGGCTCGGTGATCTCCGCCTCGCCGTCACCCTCGGTGCCTGACCCACGAGCATTGCCATCGCCACGGTCATCGTCTGACTGTTGCTCGCCTATCTCTTGACTGTTTGAATAGGACGATGCCTGTTCTTGGTCGCCCTCATTTCCTTGAACATCTCCTTGGTCACCGTCGCCGGATACGCGAACCCGCCCTGCGCCACCCATATCGTCACCGTTTCCTGACTGGGTTGGCTGTCCGTCTCCACTGCATTGGTTGGCGTCGTCGCCTTGTCCTTGGCCTTGCTGTCCGTTGCCTTGTCCTTGTTCGGCACTCTTCGCCTCCTGCTCCTGTTGCTGTTGCTTGCGCAACTTGTTCATGTGCTGGCGCACCACACGCTCGGCTAACTTGGCCGCCTCGATGGAACCATCAAGCGCCTTGGTGCGATTGACCTGACCCATGCCTGCGACACCGTGGTCGAGCGCCATGGTTGCGTCCACGATCTTCTCGACTTGCTTGCGGATGTCCTTGGGTAGTAAGTCCAACGCCTCGGTGAGCGACGAGTCGGGGTAGCCTAGTCTGCGACGGCCTTCCCATGTCACTGCGACTGGCCCGATCTTGCCGAAGTCCTCGACGATGCTCGGGTCTTGCGGGTAAATCTTGTCGATGAACTCGCGGTTGACCTCACGAGAAGTCTTGTCGATGGCCTTGGGCATGCCATTGTAAAGAACCTGACCGCCATGCTCAATGCGAACATCCTCGATAGCGTTTGCCATAGCCTTGGTCAGGTGTCGTCCCTCACGGTGCCATCTACGCATGCGAGGCTTGAGCCTGTCGAAGTCGGTCATCAACTTGTGCAGTGTCTCGTGGTTGGCATAGCCACCCACGACTAACGCTTGCCGACGTGTGACCTTGGCGTCGCCGTCGATGGTAGGCAGGATGACGCTGTCGCCATCCGTAGCCGCACCCTCACCAGCGAACGTCACGTCCGTGTTGTGGTCTCGTGCAATGGTGCGCACGACCGTAGTCGTGGCATCCATCAACTCATTGCCTGTCATAACCTCTGCGTTGAGGTCACCAGACTCAGGTATGTATGTGACTTTGCGCATGTGTGTGTCTCCTTATGCAAATACGCGAGATGAAATCTCAAGGATGCGTTGCGTGCAATCCGCAGGTGCGGCGTCGGTAACCGTAGTCTGCACGGCTTCCTCCATGGCACGCTTGTCACCCATGAGGGGCTTGAAGTGTAGGAAGTACATCGCCATCGCATGCAGGTTACGAGGCGACATGGTCTGGCTGATCTCACCACCAGTGAACGCATTGCGTATCTCGGTAGCGAACTGTGCCATCTCCTTGACCTGACCAGCAGACAGGGCAGGGTACGACTTAGATAGCAGGCGCTCCTCGTCGTCTTGGTCAAGGTAAGGCACCTCGATGAAGGCACCGAATCGGTTGAGCATCGCAAGGTTCATGGGACGCACGCCCTGATACCAACCATGCTCGTCACCCTGACCACGGCTGTTGGCCGTAGCGACGAAGCGGAACAACTCGTGAGGCTTGACCGTGCGACCACCATCCTCGGTCAGTGTCAGACCCTTGCGCTCAAGCGCCCGCTGAATCACGAACAACACGTCGGGGCGACCCGCATCAATCTCGTCAAGCACGAAGATGCAAGGCTGTTGCATGGCACGGGGCAGGATACCCTCACGGAACTTAGTCTTGGGCGAACCACCATCGACCGTGATCTCTACACCACCCACGATGTCAGCACGTTCGAGGTTGCTGTCGAGGTTAAGTCGCTCGATGGGGAAGCCAATGCGTGCGGCGATCTGCTCGGCAAGCGTAGTCTTACCAGTGCCAGTGTGACCGTGAAGCCAGATGTTCTGGCCGAACTGGATGGCAGACATGAACTTGATGAGGTGACGCAGTCTGAACTGGTACGCAGGGTCAACGTCAGGGCAGTCAGGGTGTTGCACCACATTACCTTGGTCATCCTTCCACACCAGTGTTGCCACGTCAAAGTCCAACTCCTTGGCAAGCGAACCGTCGGGCTTGGGGAACAGCGTGTTGGCACGCACATGCTTGACCTCGTAGGTGAGGGTGCTTGCGTCCACGGTGACCGTGCCAGACTGTGCGACTGGTGCGAACACGGGTGCCGCATTGCGTAGTCGGTCAAGTTCTGCCTGAAGATCGGCGACGGCAGTCTTGCTAGACACCATCTCGTCGATGAGTGTGTTGATGTCAGACACCTTGCCCTTAGTCGCTTGGCCTAGCAGTGCGTTGACCGCAGGCAGTAGCGATGCGTCGACGCTCACACCCTGACTGACTGCCGGGGTTGGCTTAGTCTGCTCCGGGGATGGCTCCGGGTCACCAGTTAGCGCACTGATGATGTTCTCGACCGCACGACCCTCGCTCGATGGCATGGCCTCGTGATCGGGGATCGAGTTGCCAGACTGGATGTGCAAGTCTACGCCTGCACGCACGGCCTGTATCTCTGACTCGGTCAGTCGCTCGACTCGGTCAGAATACAACTCAGCCATACGCTTGACGATGTGAGTGCCAATGGTCACCTCATTGCGTGACTCACGCACGATGTCAGCGGCTACGAGTACGACGTTGATTGCAGTATCTAGTTGCATGTTAGTTCCTTGTGCTTGGGTTGGTGTGTTGTTGACGATGGCGTCGAGGTCGGTTGCGATGCGGTTTGGTTGAGTGCAATGCAGGTGATAGCCACGAGCCTTGCCCGAGCCGCGCTCTTTGTTGCAACACTTGCTGTCGTCATTCATGGCCTCGGTTAGTCGCTCGATGGCCGCCTCTTGGTGACGTGCGTCGTTGTACTCCGCAGACATCAGGATGCCGTGCGCAATGTCAGCGAGTGCATTGCGATGGATCATGTCGAGTGTGCGGTTGACGCTGAGACCGACGGCGCTTTGGTACGCCGACCTGTCCTTGTTCTCGAAGACGCCGTTCACCAAGTCACGAGTGTGCGACTTGATGTGCTTGCGTGCCTCGTTGCCTGACTCTCCGATGACAGCCAGTAGATATTTGGCAAGTGTTTGCGCACTCGCCTTGTCATGTATTCGCATGGTGTGTGTCCTCCATTTGCGATGATTTGAAAGTTGATCGAACTGATCGCCGAACTTTCCCCCCCAATCCCCCCTTCGGGGGGATAGTTAATCCCCTTCCTGATTGTCATTGCCGAACATGTCAGCGGTTGGTGGTATGTCGTCGACCATACGGATCGACCACGACTTGAACCTGCCATCGCTCAGTGCGCATTGGCGTGAGGCGATTGCCTCTGCCTCCTCGTAGTTGAGCGTGTTGACAGTGCCGATGACGACTGGCTCGTCGCCCTCGTGTTCATGCAGGCAGAGTGTGTACCTCATGTGTGGTTCACTCCCTTCTTGCCGAAGTGCGCAATGATGCGCTCGGGTATGACATGGACATCGTTGCATGTGTCGCAACAGCGTCCCTCGGATAGCGGCTGTGCGTTGTGGCCCCAACCTGAGTAGGTGCATCCGCACAGGATGCAGATTTCTGCCTTGGCTTCCTGCTCACGCAGGGCTTCGGCGGCTTCGTGTAGATCGCTCATGGCTTTCTCCTTAGTGAAACCAGTGTGGTACTGGCGTGTTAGTCCATTGCATGGACATGACATGCGCTTTGTGGTCACGCATGTAGGTGCGGTAGGCAGTGACAGGCCAAGTTTCGCTCGTCTTGTACTCGTCTGGCATGCACTGCGGGTGGTCGGTTAAGTCGTGATGCTCGAACATGTCCTCGAAGGCTGTGCTGTTCACGATGTACCGAAACACGACGCGCAACTTGGTGTCAGTCAGGTGTGTCTTGCGAAACCTGCGCTGATACTCGTCGCACATGGCACTGAACAGCGTGTAGGCGAAGCGATAGTTCTCGGAACTTAGCCCTGCCCACAGCGTGCATGGGTGCTTGGCGTGTGTTGGTTTGTACAGGTCACCGATGGCGGTGTGTACGCTTGGCGCGATGTTGTGTATCGCAGTCGAGAGCATCTGAGCCTCCTCGATAATCATCTTGCGCAGGTGCTTATCGCAGAGGTCAGTCGCGCACTCGTCGACTACATCTGATGTGATGAAACGGTTCATTGGTTGGCTCCGCATGTGCATTGGCATGTGCATGTGGCGGCTGGCTTGACTTCGATGCCAGTCACCTCGAATGTGGCGTCCTCAAGCCACCACCCGTCAGCAGTTTCGGGGTCTTCGAGTTCGTGGATTTTCTCTGCGTATTTGTGCGCGTCGTCGACGCACTCGAAGTCGCCTTCGTATTGCCAGTAATGGGTCACCTCTACGGTGAGCAGATACTTGGATTTAGCCATGATGTGTGTCCTCCATGGGTTAGTCTGCGGTTAGGTTGCGTAAGATGTTCTCGGCCTCACGGCGTGTGCGGCACTTGAACTCGATGTATCCGTCAAGGATGTTGCGGATGGCGTAGCCACGCTTGAGCGTGATGATCTGGTACTTCATGCCTGCATATCCTCCTCGGTGATGAACTCGATGGTCACGCTGGCGATGCGCTTGCCAAGGACAGGGTCGTCGATGATGTTTGCGACTACGGGATACATGCCGTCGCCGAACCCAGTCGTGACGCAAACGCCTAGACCCTCGTGGCCCATGGCGTAGTAAAACTGTTGCGAGAGTTGACCACGCATGCCTGCGCAGAAGATGTCCCAGTCGTTGACCTCGCTACGCTCAGACGCATCGTCTGGCAGGACATAGCAAGGGTCGCCGATCCAACACAGACCTGCGTCAACACCGATGTGGCCGATGATTTGAGTTGTCGTGCGCATTACCATGTACCCCGCTCGATCTTGTTGTCTTGGAATACGCACTGGTTGGTTTGCCATGTGTGGTCGGCGTAGTAAGTCACCTCGCCACAGCCTGCGAGCCACTCGATGGCGACGACTGCGAAGACGATGGCGATTAGTAGCGTTACGCATGCACCGCCAACGAATGACCAGACTTTTGCCCAGACTTGGGCGCGTGCCTCTGCTTCGAGGCGGGATTGGTATGAACGAATACGAGTAGCCATGGTGTGTCCTCCTGTTAGGCTAGGGTGCATCGGGTGGTCTGCGTTGAGACCTGCGATGTGTGTGTCATCTCACGAGAGCGCACCACGATGCGTTGGATATGTCACAGATATTAGACAGCGTCGTCTTCGATGTCAACGAACACAGCGAGGCCGATGTCGTTGGTGAAGTCGCGCAGTTCGCGGGTTCCGATGCCGACTTGCACGAAGCCGAACATCTCGAAGTCGTCAGCGTGTTGCGACGCGGACTTGTCGCCGTGGAAGCGCAAGGTGTTGCGCACGGCTGATTTCACGTTAGGGCGAGTGTTGCCATACTGGCGGTTGATGATAGTTGCCATGGGTGTGTCCTCCGTTTGGGCAAAAAAAAGCCCCGCACTAGGCGGGGCGTTGAGCGCTGTCATTACGCAGACAGCATTGCGATGAGTTGAGCCTTGGTCATGCGCTTGAGTTTCGCTTCGCTAGGCAGTGCAGGCTCAGCCGAAGGCTGTGCAGGTGCGGCTTGGGTCATCGGGAAGATGGTGAAGCCGAAGGCTTTCAGCACATCGAAGGCTTTGGCCGAAGACTTGCGGGACGCGACCTTGCGTGTGGCGTCGTCACGGCGAGCCTTGATGGCGACCAGAGCATTGCGAAGCAATGTGCGGTTGTCGTCGGACGCAGTGTCGCCGATGGTCTTGCAGACGAAGTCTACGACTTCGGTTGAGGTGAAGCCAGCGATGTTGCCAGCGTTGATGGTGTCTACAGTAAGTACATTTGCCATGATAGTTTCTCCTTGCATAGCAGTGGTAGGGAAGGTTCCCTGTGAACCCCGACGACCGCCGCCGAGGCTCGGCCAACTTTCCACCCCAACCCCTCCTTCGGAGGGGGACGACTAGTTCTCTAAGTCTGTGAAATGATTAGAGGTAGGTCTCTCAACACCAGTAGACTGGAGACATCTCACCACTGTTGGGAAACGAGAGAGGTCTCAGTACCAAGAAACATCCCTATGAGGGAGATGAAACGCTAGGAAATTCAATGGGTTACGAGACTCAACGGACACAACCTGACCAAACACAAGGGCTGTTTCGAGGGATGGGGGCCGTAGGGGGGTATCCCGCCGTCGGCTTTTCGTGATCGCCATGTCCGGCCCCTCGAAATTTCGCGGCAAAATTTGAAAATGACTGTTACGGAAATAAGACATGCCTAAGTACCGCAAAGACGCAAACCCAGAAAAAGGATCAGGGGGGCTGGCACCAGTTACACCAATGCAAGTCGATCGCGTGCGTCGATCTGTACTGGATGTTGTACGGAAGAACATTCCAGAGGTGAGGGAGGTGTTGGCTGGTACGCGCAAGTGGGACGCTCAGCAGACAAGACTATTCACTGTTCTACTAAACAAAGTCATGCCAGACCTGCATCACTCGTTCAACGAACACACCATCGAGAACAAGCCGACCCACGAGCTAACCATCCAAGAGCTTGAGGCCATTGCCGCGCAGGCACAGCGGGACGACCCACAGGACAATATCGACGATACTACTGAAGAAATCAGCGACGCTGAAATTATCGAGATGATTGACGAGGCAGAAGATGGGAAGCAGACTTAGCGACGCTATTGGCGAAGTGGACTGGCTGGGGCCAATCGAGGGCGAGGGCGCACTCCATATCACGCCACAAACTGCCGCCGTTGCACGCGGCGTAGTCGACCCCGGCGGTGGGGCCATCAGTCTGCGCGGTGACGTAGCCCTAGAGTCCCACATGGACAACGGCGCGTTCGTTGGCGCTGGTGTGCGTGGTCATGGCGGACTAGCCAATGGTCGCATCCATTACGGTGGAAACCCGTACCTCACAATCAACAACCCAGTCTCTGCCATTCCCGCCGAACATTGGATACGCCGCGACGGTGCAGACCATCGCAACTTCATGCCCGGCGAAACCTCTATGGGTATCAACGGCAACAACATGGGCGTCCACTACAGTCGCACAGACGAGGCAGACTACCAGCCACAGATCGACCATATCCGCCTGATGTTCAACCAAGCCCTGAAGAGCGGCATGCTCGAAGGCTACATCGAGAAGGTGCGCACTGGCGACTTCAACGGCTGGGATGGCTCAACAGAAACAGGCGCTGGCGTCAGTTACCGTGGCGATCACTTCGGTGCCAGATACGACACCCGCCGCCACGGCGACGGCACTCGCTCTCACTCCGTTGGGGCAGACTATGCAAAGGGCGGCTTCAGCGCTGGCATATCCGCCGACCAGTACGGCAATGAACGCCCAAGCGTAAACGCTGGGATCAGATACGAGGTACAGTTCTAATGTCAGAAAACTTCCACAACAAAATCTATTACCACCAAACAGACCGTCCCCGCGACGAAGTCACCCACTACGCTGGCAACACCCAGCAGAAACCACTAACCCGCACACCAGACGGCGGCCAGCAGATGGGCGACCAACGCGCTTGGCTCCATGTGGCTAACTCGCTGAGAGCGGAATACGACCACTACGGCCCTGAAGAGTTTGAGCGCCGCCACGGTGTCTCGTGGGAAGAGGTTTCAAAGATGGTTACGGACGCACTGGACAATGCTCCGACATCCCCTTTCTACATGGCACCTCCACGAAACATGCGCGACAGGTAACCCCTTAATGTCACTATCACCCCAAGAAGCCGCTCAATATCTACTGCGCCTCAAGAAGGCGCAATCATCGTTTAAGGAGTTCGTAAGTGCGCTATACCCGAATTTTGAACTGGCAGATTTTCAACTCGAACTCATTGAGACGTTGGATGCTCTTGAGCGCGGTACGCTTGGATGTCAGCGTTTGCTTATTACGATGCCGCCTCGCCACGGCAAATCTTGGATCGCGTCGACGCTCTTCCCGGTTTACTACCTTGCTCGAAAGCCTAATCGAAACGTACTTGCAACCTCTTACAACCAAGACTTGGCGAAAACTTTCGGGCGTCAAACGCGAGACCACGCCAGAGAGCCGCTCGTAAGCCAAGCCTTTCCAGACTTCCGCATGTCAGACGAGTCTAAAGCCGTCGACGACTGGCGCACGACTCTGGGCGGTTCTTACTACGCAACAGGTATGGGCGGCTCCACAACTGGCCGCGCCGCAACATTACTCTTAGTCGACGACCCTATTAAAGCCCGCGAAGAAGCGGACTCAGCAACTCAACGTAATAAAACTTGGAGCTACTATGTCTCTGCACTCACTACTCGTAAACAGCCAGAACCTGATGGCACAAAGCCTATCGAAATCGTTATCCTTACTCGGTGGCATCCTGCCGATCTGGCAGGTCAAATTATGGATACAGACGACTGGAAAGAAGGAGCATGGCACCACGTCAACTTCCCAGCCATCCGAAGAGTTAAGGGAACCATCAAGCAATCCGTCGCCAGCCTCCCCGAAGACGACCCGCGCTACATCCCGCAAGGCGAACTCAGCAAAGTCGCCCCCGGCAAACGGCACTACTACCCGGAAGAGGAAGCCGCGCTCTGGCCCGAACGCTTCCCGCTCGAAGAACTCAAGAAGCGCGAAAGACTAGACGCCCGAGAGTTTGCGTCTCTCTACCAGCAGTCGCCATACATCCAAGGCGGTAACCTGATCCGCCAGCAGTGGTGGCGTCAGTACAAGGTAGACGAAACGCCATACTGCCCGACCGTCATCATCGCTTGCGACACAGCCTTCAAGAAGACTGAGACCGCAGACTACAGTGTGATGATGACGCTGGGCATGGATCAGTCTGGCGACATCTTCATCCTCGACATCCTCCGCGACAAGCTCGACTTTCCCGAACTCAAGCGAGCCGCAGTCGCACAGAACGCAAAATGGCGAGGACGCGGCCTTCGTGGCTTCTACATCGAGGACAAAGCGTCAGGCCAATCCCTAATCCAAGAACTCCGCAACCAGTCTGGCATCGCAGTCATTCCAGTAAAGATCGGTAGCGACAAAGTGTCCCGCGTCAACGCCGTACTGCCTCTTATCGAAGGGGGACGAGTTTTTGTTCCAGATCAGGCAGAATGGCTGGACAAGTTTATGGATGAGGCACAGACGTTCCCGAGTGGTGCGCATGACGACATGGTCGACGCCTTATCTATTGGACTTGACGCAATTTCACGGATGGGCGGCCAAGTGTCTGAAATGCTTAGCGGCCCGATCCATGTAGGGAACTCGTTGAACGCCCAGATGAAAACCACGGGCGGCAAATGGTGGGAAAAAGAGATGAAAGTCGAGCCACAATTCAAAGGTTGGGGAGAGGTATAAATGGATTACAAAAGTGATTTGACGATCCCCCAACGTGACGTAGTCGTCGACTTGTCGAACTTAGCTGAGAAGCTAATGAACTATGACGACATCTCGGACATGCTCTCGGAAGAACAAGAGCAGAAGCTAATCAACTACGTCCACTCAATCTCGAAGATGTCGCATGACCGCATCTCACGCCGCTACGACCACTGGCGCGATGCAGACCGTGCGCACGACGTATGGGTGCCTGCTGACAGTACAAAGTTCCGAGAGAAGATCGTAGTCGCGGACACACGCGCAATCGCCGACACAGTCCTCACTTACCTCATGGCGGCCCTCACGGGCCGCAACCCTATGTTCCAACTGGAAGGCTTGAACCGCAAGTCTCGCCAGTCGTCCATGATCCTTGAGCGTCTGCTACACCAGCACATGCGCCGCACAGCAGGCGAGGCACGCATCGCGCAACTCCTGCTCGACTCGATCCGCTACGGCTTTGCTCCTACAAAAGTAGTATGGAACCCGCAGACTAAGACTAACGACATCGTGAACTTCGACCCACGTCGCTGTTTCCCTGACCCTCGTGTCAACTGGGGCGACTGGGATCGCATGCAGTTCATCGTCTACAGCGACCACATGTCGACTGGCGCTCTCATCGGTTCGGGCCTTTACCCGAAGGTAAGCAAGTACCCAGCGCTCCGCCGCAAGATGCCAATGCGCCACGCATGGGAATCACACGGTTGGTTCAAAGAGGAGGGCCGTGGCCTCAACCTCAACCCAGAAGACCCAATCGCTACAGCAAACAACGGCTCGTACTTCTCGCTAGACAGTTCCCGTATCGTCGACGAGGCGTGGATACGCTTCAACGGCTACGAGTTGAACATCCCGCAAGTCGAGCAAATCTGGATGCTTGTCACCGTCCTCGACGAACAAGTCGTAATCCGCGCACAGCTAAACCCTTATGGCCGTCAGTTCCCGACGGTCATTGGCGGCCTGTACCATGACAGCCACAAGACTTACGCCCAGTCGCTATATGATCTTCTCCTCCCACTCCACGAGATCAGTACTTGGCTCCTCCGCAGTCGCGTGGACAACGTGCAGGCCGCCCTCAACAACCTGATCTTCGTCGACCCGACCTCTGTGTCTGTACCCGACCTGATCGACCGCAATCCTTGGGGTCTCGTTCGCACATTGCCGGGTACCAAGCCCGGTGACGGTGTGTTCATCGCCGAGGTGCCAGACGTAACTCGCGGCCACTGGAACGACATCGGTGCGATGTCTGAACTGAAGCAACGTGTGTCTGCCGCCTCAGACGCCCAGCAGGGCATGCCAACCAGTGACGGTATCCGTACCGCCACCGAGATTGCGCGACTAACCCAGCTTGGCTCGCAACGCCTTGGCGTTATCGCCCGTATCATGTCGTCCACCACCATCCGCCCACTTGTGCGCATGATGGTTGGCAACCTGCAAGACGCGCTCGAATACGAAGGCTCACTCCGCATCCTTGCTGACGACAGCCCCGGACAACTGAGCGGCCTCATCAAGGACGACTATCTCGACTTCGACGTAGGCATGCTTCAGGGCGACATCGACTACCTAGTCGTAGACGGCACACTGCCAATCGAACCAACGCGGAACGCAGAGACATGGATGAACATCCTGCAAGTGATGAACGGCGCTGGTCTGAACATGGAATACAAGGTTGGCAAGATCGCCGAAGAAGCCATCCGCTCGATGGGCGTCAGCGACCTTGACCAGTTCAAGATCAGTTCCCAAGAGCGCCAGCAAGGCATGACCCCATCACAGCAGATGTCGATGATGGAGCGTATGCGTGGCGCGAACGTGATGCCTCAAGAGCAGATGCAGAACGAAATCCAAAAAGGCAACCTGAAGAGATTGGGGGAGTAAATGGCTACACCTAAAGCGGCGCAACTAGAACAAGCCACAGGCTTCACTCCCAACCAAAAGGCTTGGGTGAAAGCACTTGTGTCTGAAGCAGTGAGCGCGACAACCACAGCACTGCAAGCGGAAATCCGCGCAGAGATCGCCAAAGCACACAGCGGCAGTCAGGCGACCGCCTCGACTGGCACAAAAGTGTTGGAAGATCGTATTGAATCCCTCGCTCAAAGGTTCGAGGAGGACGACAAGTATAGCCTTACCAAGGCAAAATTGGTTCGTCTAATGAAGCAGATGGGGATTGACTGATGGCAATCACGTCACCAACCACAGAGCAACTACGATTTCGCTCTTCTAAAACAGGTATTCACAACCTCGACGCCTATTTAGAGGCCGCCGAGAAAGGTGGCCGTGAGCTTCCCGATCTGCTTGATGACCTCTTCGATGCCAACGGTGACATCGACCCCAACCTGTTTCAGTTCCGCGTAAACAGTTCGACCTATAAACTTCAGGTTCGTGTAGGCCAGTTTGGCACCTCAAACGCTGGCTATGTAGATGTGCCGGACGGCACGTTCTTCCGCCCAACTGGTGCGTTCATTACTGGCACCTCATACGAAATCCACGACTTGTTTGAGGACGGCGGTAACCTTTACATGGTCACCGTCGCTCACGTCGGCGGCGCTATTCCTGACGTAACGAAGACACAGATTGTTCTGCGCGGCGGTGCGGGCGCTGTCCCCTCAACAACCACTCGTCTCGCGGGTCACAAAGGCCACTTCTTGCAAGTGGACTCAACCCAGTCTGGGTACAACCTAGTTCCATTTGCTGACAGCAACATTTTTTACGGCATCAGCGTGAACGCCAGCAACGAGTTCGAGATGACTGTTGTAGGCAAGACGCTTCAGTTGGCAGAGGCCGCAGTCATTACAAGTCTGCAAAACTATGTCACTGGCGACATGACTGATCCTTTAGTCGCAGTCGGATTCTGGGATGAATACTATGTCTACAACGGCACGCAACGCCGGATGTTCGACGTAAACAACGACGGCGCGACCGTACCAGACTTGGACGACGTGATCGACTTAGCAAAGGTAATCGCTGGTATCACGACTAGCGGCGTCGCTTACGACGCATACGCTCTGCACATTAAGCCGACGCTCGTATCACGCGAAGCCGCGTACTCTAACTACGACGTGAATACAGGCGTAGACGTTGAGAAACTATTCAACTGGGCGCTTGATCCATCTCCTAACGCCGTCAATCCCAAAGACTACGACGCCTATTTCATCGGCAACGGTAGCGCCGACTTATCAGTCGTAAACAACGAATTGGTGCTAACGCTATGACAATAGATATATCGAATCTCGGACAGAAATGGCGTGGGCTTTACTCAGACAGCGCCGAGTACAAGAAAGGCGATGTCGTCCGCAAGGACGGCCACCCGCAGGTGTACAACGGAACCAACTGGTCTAAGATCGGCGTCAGCCAACTCAATGCCACGACTAAGGGCGAAATTCTTTCGCCGGGGGCTACGCGCTCTATCAACGGCGTTAGCGGGCAAGAGCTAGTCGTTGGATCGGGCGGCGTCATTCAATTCGCGTACAAAGAAGGCCGCCACGGCAACACAGTCTACAAACTGGCACGCACTCAGCACCGCGCCGCAGAAGGCGAAGTATGGAACAAGGGCATTAGCAGTTCCTTGTACGGTCTTCCACATCAGAACTTCGGCTTCATTATGACTGACGGCTCCGTCCGCATGATTGGCCGATCAGACAACGGGACACTAGGCACTGGCAACACAAACGACATCAGCCGCGCCTTCCCGGTAACCGCCGCTTTCCCTCCGGGAACAGCGCCAATCGTTGACCTTGTCATGGGGCCACACGCCGCAACAACAGCCGCGATTGACGCAGACGGTCAACTTTGGATGTGGGGCGAGAACAACTACGGCCAATGCGGTGTTGGCAACACAACAGACGTGCGCGTCCCAACGCTAATCAATGGTCGAGGTCAGCTACCAGCAAACGCCAAAGTCACTTCTGTTGAGTTCGGCACTGCTCCTTGGTGGGGCTACCACTGCACAATGCTCCAGTGTGACGATGGCCGAATCTACGCTATGGGTTCCAACAGATATGGCGCTCTTGGTTTTGAAAACGGTAGCTCATCAGACACATATTCGCCGACTTTAGTTCCGATTAGTGAGCGACTGAACATTGTTCGCTACTATCCAACGGCACAATATCACCAGTCTACAGTCTGGATCACGGACGAAGGCCACGTCTACATGTGCGGCGAGTACAACTCGATTGGCCGCACAGCCACAGACAACGCATCTTACAGCTACCCACGCTTGTGGGCGCAGTCGATTATCGACCCAATCAAACACTTCTCTAACGAGGAAAGTGACTCGCACGCTCGTACTGGCGACCAATACTACCGCCACTACACATTTACCTCATGGGCTGGGAACACTTACCGCTGGGGCCACACTCAGATTTATTCTGGCACAGGGCCGTCGTATCCTTCGGCTGAAGCATGGGTTCCTTGGCTAGATGACCGCCATGGACAGCAAGCCGCAGAATACTATGGCACTCAAGGCGATTACCCAACCAACATGCTTCGCACAAAAGACGGGCGCATATACGGCATTGGGTACGGCGGCCACGGTGCCGCAACATTCGGTAACGGCAATCAAAGCCAGTGGCTCGAACTAACCGATCTCGGAAGTGACAACAAATATCTGTGGCACGGCGGCGCTCGTTACGGCAAAGCCGCGCTAGTCTGGAAGAACGATGGACGTATTATTTATTGGGGCATGGCTCGTAATGGTGTTGCTGGTATGGGAGCAGACTTTAGTGGCACAAACACAGAGCCAGTAAAGTTGAACAGGAAAATCGTAGATTTCCAAATTGCCGGGTATGGGTACGACGACACCGGGTACAACAGGTTATATTTCCTTGACGAGCATGGCGTGGCCTATGGGTGCGGCCAGAACAACTACAACGTACTAGGCTTCGATGATGACAATGAAAGCATCTACACGCCGACGACCGTGATCTTTTAATGGAGAGACAGAATGGCAACAGTTAATCTAGGGAAGGTATCCTTTAGTTGGAAGGGGGCATACGACGCAACTGCCACTTACAACGAACAGGACATCGTGAATTATGAAGGCTCGTCGTATGTCTGTACGACTGACCAGACCACTGGTGTTACGCCTGTCTCCAATGTGTTCTACAACGTAAACCCGCAGACTATCTCCTATGTAGTCACGGTGGCGCAGGACGCTGGCGGGATTGACCGTCTGTTTATTGATGGGACTCAACAGCAAGTTCTCACGCTTCAGCGCGGCAACACTTACATCTTCGATGTATCTGACCCCTCAAACGTAGGCCACCTGCTTGATTTCAATGACGGCGGCGTCCAGTACACTGGTACGGGTGTTACCCGGAACGGCACTGTTGGCACTGCAAACGCGAATGTAACCTTTGTTCCGCCATTAACACTGGTCACATCTAGCTTTGAATATGTTTGCGCCAACCACGCAGACGAAGGTGCTTCGATCACGATCAACTCAACAGCTTCAAACACTGGTTACATCGCCGCATCTAATTGGGATTTGTTCGCGCAGGGCGTTGAGGGCATCACTACTGACCCTAACGACATCCTGTACTACGACGGTAATCAACTACAGAAACTGTCCGCTGGTAACGTCGGCGACGTGCTTTCTATTGGCAATAACGGCCTCCCAGAGTGGAGCGCACACAAGGCTCGCACAGGCGTGCGCGTCACAGCAATCAACGACCATCGCACCATGATGTATCGCAGAGGGTGCGCTGTTATGGATGATGGCTCTGTGCGCTGGTGGGGCAGGGGCGAAAACTGGATGTTAGGCCAAGGGTCTTACACCGCTGACCGCTCATACCCAATCCGCACGGCGTTCCCGCATGACGCAAAAGCCATCAAGTACATCTGTGGTCAGTACGACTACCAGTCCATCGCTATCGACGTTGATGGTGGCCTCTACGTCTGGGGACAGAACGATTATGGTGATTGCGGCACTGGCAACACATCAGATGTCTGGACGCCATACTACGCATCCGGCAACAACGCGAACTCTATATACGGCAAAGTAGTGACAGACTACGCGCCGATGTGTTCAAACCAAAACTACAACTCGACTTTGGTTCTGTGCGACGACGGTACGGTACACGCTTCTGGGTACAACGGATACGGCCAACTGGGCGTTGGCGATACGACTAACCGCTCAAACTTCGTCGAGCTACAGCTACTCACTGATGCAAACAATAAGGTAGTCCAGATTGAGCGCGGCAACGAGCGCTACACTCACTGCTTGGCATTGCGCGAAGATGGCAATGTGTGGTCTTGGGGCTACAACACCAGTGGTCAGTTGGGTCATGGGAACACTACACAGCTAAACATCCCACAGCGCATCCAGTATTTCGTGACCAATAACATCACGATCAAGAAAATTGGGTGCGGCAACGGTACTTCGTGGGCAATCGACACCAACGACAACTTGTATGTCTGGGGCTATAACGGCTACGGCAACTTGGGCCACAACGGCACAACCACTAACGCTGTTACATACTCACCAGTCCTAGTCCTGACGGATGTGGCTAACTGCTACATGTGCCAAGCCGACTACGACTTCACGATTGCTCGCAAGACAGATGGCACTATCTGGGCAACTGGCGACAATAGCTATGGATGCCTCGGCGTTGCGGCTGACACAACAGACCGCTCTGGCTTCACACAATGTTGCAGAAACGGAAGCACCACCGACTACATGCAAAACATTGTGAAAGTCGTACATGGCGGCACAGGGTCGTACAACTACGCAATCGCGCTAGACGCTGACGGTGTTGCTTGGTCTGTAGGCTATAGCGGCAACGGCCAGTTGGGGCGTGGCACAAGCGACGCAACAAACTACTTCTATTACCCAGTCCTGCTTAACAAAACTATCGTCGATATTTGTTGTGTAGGAACAGGCTCCGAAGGCGGCACCTGCTTCCTTTGCGATGATGGCTCAATGTACCAGTGTGGTTACGCAGGCGAATCTCAGTTGCCTGAAGACGACGACGAGTACATTCAGACACCAATGCCTGTGATCTTCTGAGGAACGGGAAAGTGACGGATACAGTGACCCTCTCACAAGCCGAACTAGAAGTCCTTCTCCAGCAAGCCGCGAAGCGGGGGGCGGAGGAGGCTCTAAACAAGCTCGGCCTGCATGATGACAACGCGGGCCACGACATCCGGGAACTCCGCCAGCTTATCGACAGTTGGCGGGAGGTAAAACTAACTGCGACTAAGACCCTAGTTAAGTGGCTTATGCTCGGTATCATCGGCATAATTTCGCTTGGCGCTTACCTTAACATTAAGCCGTAACCATGACGAACAAGCAAAAGTATGAACAACTTGAAAAACTACTGAAGACGCAAGGGTGGACAGTCCTCCAAGAGGAAATGCGCAAGTCTATCCTGCAAGCGGCTTTTCAACTGTCTGAGAAATCAGAGATGTCAGTTGATGAAATACACTTTCGACGCGGTGCCATGTGGGCCGCGAAGAAGTTTCTCGATCTGCCCGAAGCTGTTAAGGCGCTCCTTAACAATGAAATACTGATGGAAGCAGTGCAGAAAGGCGAGATCAAAACCGATGAGCGCTACGGCCCTCAAAACATGTAACGTCCGCTACGGCTGACAAAGGAGTAAGAAAATGGCTACAGTAAATCCACAAATGGATCAGGCAATGATCCAAGATATGGCGGCTAAACAGTTGGGCGCTCCGGCCCCCGAAGGTGCAATGCCCCCTCAAGGACAGCCAGCGGCACCTCAAGCCGCACCACAGCAACCACAGCAAGACCCTCGCAAAATGGACAGCCCGCCGACTAATCAGGAGAAAGCGGCAGAGGCACTAGGCCCACAGACTGAAGGTGATCGCGCTCGTGAGGAAGCCTTTATCGAGGTCGATTTTGGCGACGGCAGAAAAGAAGTAATGTCAGCCTCTCAGATTGCTGGCATGACAAGCAGGTACAAAGACCTAAACCACAAGAACGCTACCCGTTACAAACCGATGGAACCAGCCATTGGCTTGATCGAGCAGATGATGAACAACGCCCGTGCGGCTGGGCATGAACCCAGTGGCAACGACGTTGCTCAATTCCTCGAAGCGGCTATCCGCGCTTACACGTCTAACCCGACTATGGGTGACCAGCGCGACCCAACGCCAGATCGTCCGGGTAAGAACAACAGAGATTTCGACAGCCAAATCGAAGCAGAAATCGCTCAATGGGAATCTGACAACGCAGTCAACCTCCCGCCAATGTACCGTCAGGGCATGAGCCTCATCCGCCAACTCCAAGCCGAGAACAACGAGATGAAGCAGATGATGTCTGGCTTCCTGCAACAAGCTCAAGGTGTGAACCAAGAAGCAATGCAGGCAGTTCAAGGTGCCAACCAGAACGCAGACAACGCCTATCGTCAGCGTGCGGCTAACAACCTGAACGAAGCCCAGCGCAAGCTAAACCTGCCAGATGACGCAGAAGATGACTTCTTCGATTTCGCTTTTGGTCGTGGTTACACGGTCGAAGACTTTATTGATCCAGACTTGACCATGAAGGTCATGTCGGATTTTGCCAACAACCGCGCTACTCCAGAAATGGAGCGGTTACGCGCACTCAACCAACGCCGCCAAGCGTTCACTGGTATCTCTGGGGCCACGCCTTCTATGGGCGGTCAGTCTCCAGCCGGAGACCCGAACTCAGACTTTATGAACAACGTCGCGGCACAGGCAATGCGCAAGCGCGGATTGGCGTAAAATAAATTTCAGGAACAGGGACGACAAATCACCTGTTCCTGACTTTTAATACAGGTAAGGAAGCACGAGTCGCTACGGCCACCCGCCTTTCTGTAAAAGGGAAATGCAAGTCTTCACTGTGGCTGGAGTCCAGAAGATGAGCAGTATGCCCAGCAAAACGCAACATGTTTAACCAATGCACGTCTGAAGGAGATTCGTTATGACTGCAATCACTGGTTTGCGTGGGACTGGTCAGTTTAGTGTTGACTTCCGCCCCACCAATTATCGAGAGTTGTTTACTCTCTTGGAGCCTAACGGTACTGCACCTTTGCAAGCTCTGCTCGCAATGGCTGGTTCCGAGGCAACTGACGACCCTAAGTACAACCACTTCCGTGATGAACTGCCTGATCGTAAGTTGACCGTCAACGGCGCAATCGCATCTACCTCTACTGGGGCAGTTGTGGTGAACTCGTCTGACGACCTTAACTTCGTCGTATCGGGTGCTGTCATTGTGAACGTAGACACTGGCGAAGTTATGCACGCCACTGCCAACGCAAACACTGGCACGAACACCATCACTGTAGACCGTAACATCGGCGGTACTTCACATCAGATCGCGGATGGCGCGAACCTGATTATCGCTGGCTTTGCGGACTCTGAAGGTGGTTCTAGCCCGACAGCTATCAGCTTCGATCCGACCACTGACTACAACTACACGCAAATCTTTAAGACTGCGGTACAGGTCAGCGGCACCTTGCAGAACACTTATCTGCGCACTGGTGACAAGGAGCAGGAGCAACTGACTAAGGCACTGAAACTTCACATGGGCGACATCGAACGCGCCATGTTCTTCGGTGTACGTCACGAAGCTAACGGCTCGTCTGCTTCGCCGACTCGTTACACTGGCGGTCTGAAGAACCAGATCACTAACGTAACTGACGGTGCATCTTACGGCGCTACTGCTAACACCATCACTGAGAAAGAGTTTGACCGCCTGTTGATCGAAGACATCTTCGCTTACGGCGCAAACGAGAAAGTCGCTTTCTGTGGCGCTCGTGTCATCTCCAACTTGATGGAAATCGGCAAGAACCGCTGGCAACCAACTCAGATCGACAACGCATACGGCGTATCGCTTTCGCGCTACACCACTTACGCTGGCGACCTGTTGGTTTACATGCACCCAATGTTCCGTCAGGTTCCGGGCATGGATCAGGAAATGATCGTTCTCGATATGGCAGAACTGAAGTACCGCTACATGCAGGGTCGTGACACCCAGCTTATCCGCGATATTCAGGCTCCTGACTTCGACGGCGTCAAGCACATGTACCAAACGGAGTGTGGTCTGGAAATGACCCAAGCCAAGGTACACCACCGCATCAAAGGCTGGGCGGCAGTCTAATCCCGATAGGGACGACTTCCAGAGCCTTGTGGCGATAAACTGGGGCAGGAGCAATCCTGCCCCTTTTTGTATGTAGGAGATAAGGATGACCGAATCCGAAGTCGAAACCGTTACTGAAACTAAAGTTGACCGTAACAAGGAAAATACCAAGGCGGCTACGGCGGCCAAGAAGACTGCGGCTATGAAGACTGCGGCGACCGTCCCACCTAAGTCTGAGGTGGTTCTGTTTGTTTCTGCGGGCCAAGAAATCCGCCAATTTGACATCACCGTCGCAGGCCAGCGCATCGACGCTTTCTGGGACGAGAAGCACGAACACCTATGCTGGCGCGTACCGACCGCACTGGCTGATCGGTTCGCAATGCACGAGTTTGTCGTGCGCGGACGCATCCTACGCGCAGAGGGCTAACCTATGGCAACGGCACCAAGAACTTACCCACTCGCCTCGATTAGAGGCGACAAACCAAAGAATGACGACCCCCGTCACACTGGTAGCGACGGTACGTCTCAGGTTGGTGCCATTGACCTCAAAGGCCCGACTAACGCAAACACTTCGCAGACTGCTGACAAAGCATGGCGCGAGAATGAGCAGGCTCGTGAGAAGCGTAACCGTTACTCGTCTAACAACCCGTATCTCAAGGAGCCTTACTCACCTCTCGAACCACTGGTAATGCAGGCGCTTCGTCGCTATGGCGACATGCACCCCGGCACAGTGGACGGCGAAGTGATGATGATGTTTATCGAATTTGCGAACCTCATCATTGAAGACTTGCGTGCGCATCCATACTGGGACAACCCAGAAATCGACTACTACACACACCCCACAGAGTGGCGGGCGATCCCAGATAACATCATTGTTTCTGGCCTCCTCTATCACTACGCGGTGCAACAGCAGTCGAACAAGATCGAAGCCTACGGCCCGATGTACTTCAAAATGATGAACCGTGTTCTGTACAACCGCAAATACGGCTCTGGCAAAATCGAGATGTCGCCTTGGGATAAGTCTCAGGCTCCGACTGGCTCGATGACATACGATCAGCGCAGGAGTTAGTGAATGTCGACGACGTATGCTCCGTCAGGCGTAAACATCAAAGTCTACCCCTACGAAGACTTTCAGGGGATTGATGCTTCGCGTGACAAAGGCGCACTCGACACAGGTCAGAAACAGCACCTAGTCGAAATCAAAGACGGCTTCGCAGACTGGCGTGGCGCATTGGTGCGCGATCCCGGAGCCTTGCCGCGCACAGAGGGCAACAAGTACATCAAGCGCGTCAGCTTCTTTGGCCGCGACTTAGCAGTATGGGCGCAAGTAGACGGCGGCGGTACAACGCTAAAGTCTGAGCGCGACCATGTACAGTATGAGGTTTACCCGAGAAACGCTGTCGTCACGTCAACTGTTTACAACAGCAAAGTGATATTTGGTTCACGCGACTATCCAATGTACCAGTATGATGGCTTCTCATGGAAGGTTATCGACGCCAACTCTGATCCTCGCCCTGCTTACATTGTGTCCATCCAGCGCAGACTAGCGATTGCCGGGATGCCCGGTAAGCGCACGATCATCGACTTTAGCCGCGTAGACGAAGAAAATGTTTTCACAGATGATGAAGATGATACGAATGTGGCTGTCACCAAGGCCGCAGACATCGACGTTGCGAACATTATCGGCACGGCGGACGAGATCAAAGGACTTGGAGTATTTGAGAACAGCCGCCTTGCGGTTTTCACAAACGACCAGACTCTGGTCTACCAACTACACCCAGACTATTCACTTTGGCAGATCGACGACAAGGCCAACATCAAGATCGGAACCATCTCGCACAACACAATAGTGCAGGCTGGAACCGACCTGATGTTCTGTTCTCGGGACGGCGTACACTCCCTGCGCCGTTCCGAGACGAACGGTATCACCATCTATACGGTGCCAATGTCCAACAAGATCGACTTGATCTACCGCGACCTTCTGCGCCAAGTCGACGACCTAGAAAAAATCAGCGCCTTCTACGACCAAGACGAAGGCCAGTATCACATATTCTTCCCCGTCTCCACGCAGATCACAAAGAGACTTACTCTGTCCCTCAACCCTGTTCAGGGCGGCGAGTCAAAGTGGTCAAGTGGAGAGTTCCTCAATGCAACCTGTGGCGTCCAGCTAGGCGGTAAAACCCTGCTCGGCACTCCGGGTGGTATCTGGGAGCGCTTCCAAATTGAAGACGAGGTTGAATTTAGCCCCGAGATGGTAGTTACCACGCCAATCCTTTGGCAGGGTGCCATCAACGACATCAAAGAAAGCTACAGCTTTATCTTGCAGGCAACTGGCAAAGGGGAACTGCAAGTCGAAGCATTTGACGAGAGGGGCCGATACTTATCAGCGATGCAGTTCCTGATCGAAGATGGCGGTGCGGACGACAAGTTCCCCGATGTTCCGCTATCAAGGCAGTATGAGCGAAAGTTTGAACACCGCTACCGTGGTGTACAGTTTCGACTTACGACCCGAGGAAAGGGATTGCTCAAGATTATCGGCTTCGCTGTGACTGTGAGGAGTTAAAATGGCACGTCTAAGACAACAGCATCCCCAGAACTATGTGAACTCGGGGAACATTCACACGGATTTCGAGAACGTCATCCGTTACATCAACGCGGCAGAACTTGGCGACAAAACAGTCGGTGAGCTTTTTGCCATCCTGTTTAACGAGGAAGGTGTATTCCGTGGCCCAGTCCAGATGCGCGTTGACTCTACCAACGGGCTTCAGTTCCGCGTCGGTATGTACGCAGGGGAAGATGAAGGCTGGCAAGACCTCGTCTCGATCACAGACTTGCGCGGCCCTTCTGGCTCCAACGCAGGCGTGGTCGAAGGCCCGTTCTTCTACAACCGCCAAGACTTCAACATCACCACGGGTGTCTCGGTAATCATCCTAGACCCTGCTGGCGGCGGCAGTCTTTACTCAGCGGTCGATAACCCGACGGTTTCTTTCTCCGCACCAGAAGACAGCAACGGCTCGGTTCCCACGGCAACCGCGACTATTGATCCTGTAGCAGGGACAGTAACAGCCATCACGGTGACATCTCCCGGCTCTGGCTACCTCAACGCGCCGACTGTTACCATTAGTAACCCTGTGAACGCAGGCGGCACAGCCGCAACAGCAACAGCGACGCTGGCGGCTGTACCTGCAAGCGCGGCCACTATTGGTTACAACTTTGACGCCGACACCGACGATGTTGTTGTATATAAAAACGGCCTACTCCTCGCCGAACTAACAAACGCTGGCACAAGCGAGTACACAAAGAACTCTGCGGCTAATCAGATCGTGATTGACCCAGCGGTAGGAGCGGCGCTCGCTGACAAGTTTACGATCTATTCTGTACGCTCGCAGTCAGTTACCAACTTCCGTCGTCAGGATACGGATATTAACGGTGCTACTTCGACCGTCCCATTCGTACACACAGCAGAAGAGAAAATCCTAGTCTGGCGCAACGGTATCCTTCAGGAAGAAGGTGGCGCGGCTGACTACTTGGCTAACCCGAACTCAAACACCATCACCTTCCTCGACGCTGGCGGCCTAGTCGTGGGCGACAAGATCAGCGTCCTGACTGTTGAGAACCAAGCGCTCAAAACAGTTGGCGGCCTGATGTTTGAGGAGGAGTACACCGATGCTTCCGGCTTTATCAAATGGGCAAAGATCGCGGTGCTTGATGACGAGATTCCGCAATCGAAGGTATCTAACCTCTCTGGCTCTCTTGCGACTAAGGCAAACATTAAGTCGCAGTCGACCTCGCCAGCATCGCCGACTACTGGTGACTTGTGGCTGGATACTTCTCTTGCGCCTTCTATCCTGAAGTTCTACGACGGTACTCAGTGGCTCGAAACATCGCCTGAATCCTCACTGCCGACATTCGTTCAAACGAACGCAAACCAGTACGTCCGTGTAAATGGTACTGGTACGGCACTTGAGTATGGCGACATCGACTTCTCAGCACTCGTTCCTAAAACCTACATGGGCGCGGCGAACGGGGTGGCTACTCTGGACACTGGCGGTAAGATGCCAGTCAGCCAGTTGCCTGAGACTTTCTCGACCACCACGATCCCGTTCTTCTCAGTACACGAAGACAGCGCGGCTGGCATTGGTAATAAGACTTACTTTGTTACACGCCTGTTCAAGCAGACTATCCGCATCGACGGCATCGCCTACAAACTGAACGCAGGCTCTTGCACGATACAGTTGTCTGTAGATGGTGTGCCTGTTGGCAACACTTACGCTGTAACGACTACTGAGCAAAGTGAGAACCTAGCTACGGTTATCGAGATCGACTCCACCGCAAACAGTAAGCGTCTGGAGTTGGTGGTTACTAACAACAGCGGAGGCCAATCTCTTGAGGTGGCTATCGCGGCGGCAACGGTGAACGTCTAATGGCTACAACTATCCCCGGAATGTCAGACTTAGTACCCCACCATCTAGCGATGGAAGGTGGGGATGACTCGCTAGTCTACGCAGAGACTGGCGAACTTGTTATCCCGCTCAAAGTCCAGAGAGAACACCCGGCTCTGGTTCTTGCGGCGATGCAAGCCATCCAGAAATCTGGGGGTAACCCATCCCAATACTTCGTTGGCTCTAAGCAGGGCAACTACAACGACAAGACTGGACAACAGCAATTCGGGTGGGAAGATTGGATTATCAACGGGGTCGACTGGCTGGCAGATTCTCGCGTCGGTCAATCAGTAGCAAGCGCGGCAGTAACTTACGGAACCTCAAAACTAACTGGTGCATCAAACAAGCAAGCCCTAGCCTCCGCCGCAGGCGCTGGCCTTGGCTATTACGCGGGCGATGCAATCGGACAGGGCTTTGAGAACCTGACCTACAACAGGGACAACAAAGACGCGATTACTGCTGGGACAATGGACGAGCGTGGCTTCTTTTACACACCAGAGGCCGCCGCACGAACAGCGCCATCTGGCGGGGTGGGCGATGCCTTCTTGAACTTGTACGAGAACATGTCGACTGCTGGTATGACAGGCGCTGGCCTCGGCGCTTCTGCTGGCTACATGCTTGGCGCACCAAAGCCAAACATTCCAAAACTAGACCTGTCACCAGCCGATAGTGAACTGGATAACATCCCAACCAGTACGCCGACTGAGACCATCGACACCTACTTCAATGACAATGAAGCGGCAAACCAGAGCGCGACTCTTCCGACTGCTTACCCTGTGGGGGCAATGACGCCATCAGGTTTAAGCGGAAATGTGAACTACAAAACCAAAGTAAAAGACCGCGATACTGGTCAATACAATTACGTTAATCTTGACAACAACGACGCGGCGGCCTTCTCGCGCTCTTTGCAAAATGCAAACAGGCGTAGACGGATCGGCTTCGGGGACAGAATCATTATATGATCCGACTTGCAACGCATGACGATGTAGAAAAAAGTGTAGAAATAGGCATCAAGTTCGCACAGGACAGCTATTACGGCACGATGCCTATAGACCGCCAGAAGATGCTAGACATGGCAGACTGGGCGGTAGAAGCACCCGACTGGTTATTCCTAGTCTCAGAAGAAGACGGGGAGCAGGTCGGGTTTTTTTCTGCCTACCTCGACACTTCGATGTTCGGCCCAGCCGTCATCGCCATGCAACACCTCATGTACATACTTCCAGAACACCGTCACGGCATGACTGCTGTAAGGTTTCTGAAAGAATTTGAGAAGTGGGCAAGGGAGGTAGGAGCAGACAATCTGTACTTTGCGACTAGCGCCTTCGTCGACAACAGGTTCCACGCCCTAGCGGAGCGAATGGGCTTCGACTACATCGGGCCACAATTCGGCAAGAAGTTATGATTAGACTGGCTAAGCCTTCGGACATAGAACAGTCAGTAGAGCTTGGTCGTCAAATGTACCAACAGAGCATCTACTCAAAGTACCCATGGGACAACGAGAAGGCCACCAACATGGCCCTTCGCTATGGGAAAGATTCTGACAAATTATTTCTTGTGAAAGAACACGACGACAGGATCGTCGGGTTTCTCCTTGCGAACATAGGCTACCACTTCTACGGGCCAGCCAAAGTCGCATACGAACAGTTGTTCTATATACACCCAATGCACCGTGGCGGCAGTACCGCTGTTCGCATGATGAAGAAGCTCGAACACTGGGCCAGATTTAACGAGTGCGACCTTATCTGCTTCGGACAATCTGCCGAAGGGGTGGACGACAGATGGAACAAGTTTTGCCAAAATCTAGGCTACAGCCCTGTGGGGACAACTTTCTTTAAGGATTTGTGAGATGTGCGGAGAATCCGGCTCTGACAATAGCGGCAACAACGACAGCACCACAACTGGTGTAGGCTCGTCGCCGAATAACGTCACGAACGAAACCGAAGTCGGCAAATCCGGCGGCGTCACTTCGTCGTCTGGAGTTGGCTCACGCGCAGACTTGGAGTCTCAAGGCTTCGACATGACCACGTTTGAGGATGTGTGGGACGACCCAGACTGGGCTACCGCAGATACACCAGACGTAATCGGGTACGAACAGCGAGAGGCAAACCGCGCCGCTAACCCGTTCGACAGGGACGGCGACGGTTCGATGTTCACGTCGACCTCCCTATCCGGCGTCGTAACTGGCCCGTTCGGAAACGTACAGTCTTACCCCGGCCCAGACACGCTCAACAACGGCGTAACTAAAGACCAGTTCGTCCAAGACGCTCTGACCGCCAAAGGGTTTAGCGATACCTATAAAGGTGTAAGTAGCGGCAGGAACGCAGATGGCTCTTACAACGCTGTCCTTGACGGCAACGGTAATCCTGTACGCTCCGGCTCATACGCCGCGACAGAGGCGCAGGCCGCCGCAGAATACGATGCGATGGTGGGCTATCAAAACGCCCGCTCATACGCCGAGCAACAATGGAACATGGAGCAAGCCGCCGCAATTAGAGACGGCTTATTCATCAGCCAAGACCTGATTGACATGGCTACTGGCAAAGTAGCTGGCGCTACTCAGGCACAGATTGCCGCCGCACAAAACGAGTTTGGCGACCTCTATGGCCGTGGCTACGCAGTGCAAGGCGGGACATTTGACGACCCGCTGGGTCAGTATATGGATTCCACGATTGCGTCTATGAACGCATCGAACTTCCTTGGCTCTGACATCGGCGCGAACGCCTTCACCAACAATTTCATGCAAGGCTACAACGCCAGAACATCGAACAAAGACACTGGCGGTCTTAGGATGGAAGTCGACCAAGCAGGCAATGTAGGGTTCAGCACCCGAAGCCAGCGCTTTGGCGACGCCGCAGGTAACGTAGTTAAGAGCCTAATCGGCTCCTCGCTTGGCCCTGTCGGAGGTCTGCTTTTAGGTGGCGTGAACAACAACACCATGAACGCCTATGGCGCTAACGTCCCCGGCTATGGCCCAGTTACAAGCACCATGTCGTTCGGCCCCGGCGAAGTCTTGGGTAACTTCTTGGGCGGCCAAATCGGCAACGCTGTTGCGCCCCAAGTCGCACAGGGCATTTACGGCCAAACTGGTAACGTAGACTTGGCGATAGCAGGCGGTGTAGCTACTGGCGTTGGTTCATCGGTCGGCGGCCAATACTTGGGCGGGTATGGTGCTAACCTTCTTGGCATGAAAGATTTCGTTATCGCTTCCGACGTTGGTTCTCCATACGCATCGCAGATGAACTCTGCCCTAGAGGCGCAAGGCTTAGACCGCAACGGGTTTAGCCAGAACCTCGGCGAGGAAAGCGGCAGTGGAACCCCAGCGCAAGCGGCGTCTGAAGGTGGTATTCTTCAAGTGCGAGATCAGAGCCTAGACGCCCCGCAAGATGGCGGTGGTCAACCTACTGGTCAACCAATCCAATATGTCGGCGCGTCTCAAAGCACAGACTTGGCGGCAGGAGATTTACCATCTGACGGGACAGAAAGCTATTTCGATGCCGACTACTGGCGTCAGATGCAACTCGCAGGGATGAACCCGAACGCCCAACAAGTAACGGCTTTGAACGGGACTTCATACGAAACAGACCCAAATCCTCTGTTCAGCATGGGTACGCCCCAAGGCGTACAGTACGTCTCGAAGGGACGACAGAGGGACTATGGTAATGCTACATATAGCGTAGCAGAACCTTTACAACAATATCGCGGCGCTCGACGCCGAGGAATCGGCGACCGCTTGGTCGGGATCGTAGTCTAAAAGGAGAACATCATGTGTGGTGGCGGCGGTAGCAAGTCTGGAAGTAGCGCTCCAGTAGCACGAAACAATTCAGGTGGCGGCGGTGGCGGCGGTGGCGGTAACGCCCGTAGCACTCCAGCGGCAACCAGCGTAAGAGGCTCACAGCAGTTCGTCGATAATACGAGCAACGGCAATACTGGTGCGCAACTCCAGCGCCAAAACAGCAGGCCATCTTCTCCAGAAGCGAGCGGCGGTGGGGCTTCTTCGGCTGTACCCGGCGCATCTGCCGCACCGCAGACTTTCGTAGGCAATACAGGCGTCTCTGTCCGTGGCCCATCTATGACCGACAAGTCTTTGTCGTTCATTCCGGGTCAAGGTGAAGTCGGCGCTGATGCGGCGATGGAAGCGATCCTGCCTGAGAACGTAACAATGATGACTGGCCGTAGCCCATTCGCTACGGGTCGCCGTCAGTATCTAGCCTCAGACTTCCAAGCAAACCCTGAAGTCCCCGGCGGCGACGCGACAGTTGGCGACCAGCAATTCGCTCCAGCAGTTGGCGGTGGTGAACCCGGTGTAGGTGTACAAGGCTTCGGCCAGCGTGCATTGGTCGGTGGCGAGGCACAAATCGCGCAAGCGGGCGGTGCTGAGTCGAACGCAATGGAGACTGGCCTACCAGCAGAAACTGCTCCGGCAGACTTGCAGGCAGACCCGAACTATGTAACTCCAGCGCCCGGTAAAATCTACATTGGCGATCAGCAATATAACCTGCCAGCAGGCGGTCAAAATATCGCGGCACTTATCCCGAACTCAAGGGAAGCAATGATGCGTGCAGTCGGCCCAATTTCTCGTGGCCTTATGTCTGCGCGTTCTGGGTTTGGCCGACGCTACAGTTAAGGAGTCTGAGGCATGGCTTACGGCGAAGCTATTGGGCGCATAGGGGGTAGCTTCTATGAACCCGGCTCACAGGGACAAGCGAAATGGAACCTGATCGGCGGTGTCGCCGATCTGGGGCTTTCGTTTATCCAGAACAAAAGAGATCAGGACATGGCCGAAGCGGCCATGGCCTATCAAACACAGCTTGCCCAAGCACAGTACAACCTAGCCGCTAAGCAGGCCGCAGACGAAGCGGCAATTCGACAGCGCGTACTCCAACGCGCATCAGAGCTAGACTACGCAATGAAGACTGCGATGGCTAAGCTAGGCACACCAGCAATGGTGAACGCGGCTGACATCCAGCAGAACTACAACACGTTCTACAACCAAGCCCGCGAGGACATGGATCGCACCGTAAGTCTGGTGGCTTCCAAAGGTCACGCCGATGCAATCCGCCGTGGCATGGATAACTCGACCCAGCGTACAGACCAAGAGGCAGAGCTTGTTCGCAAGACTGCTCAGTCTATTCCGCAACTCCAGCAGGCCGCATGGGATGCCGCAATCGCTCGAAGCAAGGGTTATGCAGATACGCTCAACTATGGCCGCGATGCTGTTTACGACGACATCAGCACTGCATACGGCGCGGCGGCTAACCTTGAGAAGGGTATGCTGACCAACAACGCTCCGTCTTACATGCAGACTGCGTACAACAACAGCGCAGACATTGCTAGTGGCGCGGCGGCTCGTGCGTCTGACTCTCAGACTTACCTCGGCACAGCCGTTGGTAACTTTACTGAGCGTGTTGCTCCAAACGTAGGCTTCGCCCTGACAGGCAACGGATCGTTTGTCGATCCTAATGCCCAGCGCATACTAGACTTAGAGCAAGAAAATGCACGCTTGCGTGGCGTTAGAGCAGGGACGACAACAGGATGAGACTAGAGTCTGGATTCTTCAAAGCCTACAACGAGGAGATCGACAATCTCCGTAGACGCCGTGGTGAAAATGCACAGGCGTTTCAGGCTTTTGTCAATCTCAAGCAGGAGCGCGGCGAAAAGGTCACAGTCGAAGAACTGGAGCGCCTGCGTGCTGGTCTCGCAAATGGGGACATGTACTTCGGCGCAGTCCTGCCGCAGGGCGCTGAACTAAACGAGATTAAGAGACGCACTGATGCGTCGGCGGCGGCTAAAGTCGCCTCGGAATACTCGACTGTTCTGGCAAACCGCAACACAGAGCTTCAGCAAGTAAACAGCTTGGTTGGTCAGTTTGTCGACCAAGACATCACGACTGAAGAAGGCCGTAAGACTGTGCGCGAGCAGTTCGAGCGAATGGGCATGGGCGCTCTATTTGAGCGCTACAGCCCCATGCTCGGCTCGATGCAACAGAACGCCCGCTTCCAACAGCTTCAAAATGCGAAGGACACAATCGGGTTCGATAACATCCGTAGCGAAGAAGAACTTGGCATCCAGATCGCCACACTTCCAGCATGGATGCGCGAACCTCTTCGCGTTCAGTGGGGGCAGGCAGATGATGTACGGGTACGAGCATCACATCAAGCCGCCATCACTCAGCTTAACCTATCTGAGATGGCAACCACCGCTCGCGGTGATCGCCCAACGATGATAACGCAGGCAACCAATAGATACCGAATCCTGCATGGACAGGAGCCTACACAAGAAGCCCGTATTGAAATCGAGCAACTGGTCGACGGCGCTATTGGTATGTACAACTCTGGCGTAACAACTCAAGCTCTGGCTGGATTTGTAAACACGATCCCAGAGGCAGACTTGATTGAAATGGTCTCGAACCCAGAACGTGCGCGTGAAGTCACACGCCAAGCTCTGCTGGCACAAGGTATGCCTGCAAGCGCCATCACACCTGCCATCCTAACCCAAGCGATGGCGCAGGCTAACCAAGCGGCCAATACCAAGTTCACACAAAACATTCGTTATCAGATTGCACCGACCATGCGTGAGGCGGTGAACAATATGACATACGAGGAGTTGAAGCTGATTGATAGCGACTTAGAGCTTGACCAGCAAGTCGAAGCTATCATGGCTAACTCGCTGATCCCATACGCGACTTGGCCTGTGACAGAGCAAAACCGTGTGCGTGCTGAGATCAGAGCGTCGCTTCGCCGTCGAGTAGACTTAGCCAATGAGCGCGAAGGCAACGAGGCTGAAGTCGCTCTCGATACTGAAGTATTCGGTCAGAATAGCCCGATCCTCCGTCGCATGAACCTTGCGTCTGTTGGCTCGCCCGGCGAGGGCGGCAGAAAAGAAATGGCCTTCCGTGAGTACAACCTGTTGCGTGAGCGCAGGGGTCTTCAGGCTATGTCGCAAGCAGACTTCGACACAAAAATCTGGCCTCGCCTTGAGAACGCATCTTACGATGCCTCTGCTCAGCGTTACGAAAACTCTATTGCGGCGATCACGCAACAAGTTTCCAGCATTGTGGAAACCACCCTCAACGGGCAACAAGAAGCTCTTGAGGGGATGATGGCTAACGCCACCCCACAAGCGGTCGCACTGGCCCGCAATCTGTCGGCGCGTTACATGATCCCAGAGGAGTTACGCGCCCAAGCCACAGAGATTATCGCTTTGATGGCTGGAGATACGACCTTTGACCCGAACAATCAGCAAGCACTCAATGCGACCAGCGCTCTAATCGCTCAACGTCTACGACTGGTGAGTAGAGCGGATGCACCTCGGAGACTACGCGCCGAGTTGCTTGCAGAGGCGGACTTGATCCAGCCCGGAACGAACGCGACTAGGTTCTGGAGCGAACACACGCAGGCGACACTTGCAACGGAAGCCGCCGCATACGCCGCGACTATTGCATCAATCCCAAGCGACCGCCCAGAAGATGCGGCGGCAAAAGTCGAAGAGTACCGTCAATGGGCGCAACGCTGGCGCGATGCTATGTATGAAGATGTCCAAGACACCAAGTACATAACACTGCTTTCGGGCCACAACCCTGTAGCTATTCAGCAAATGATCGAGGCTCAGTTGGCTCAAGCCCTTGAGTCTGTGACTAATGCTCAGCCTCTTGGTAACCCATCCTACTTCTCGCAAGCTCAGAATGGCTACTTTGTGGTCATGTCTTCTAGCGGCCCAGATGCTGAACGCGCTCGTGCGGCAGGCATCATACCGAACCGCTACTACCAGAAGATCGTTGACGCAAACGGCACTCGGTTCGAGCTTGTCAATCAGGTGATACCAGACGCAACGGGCGGCACAACTTCTGGAACTGGCCCGCGTCGCTATGGCATGGGCTACGACAACGTCATTGATCCTGCGACTAACGCTCCGATCTTCCAGCAAATCAACATCACAACCGACAGGCCGGAAGACATTAGTCGAGCAAATGCCGAAAACCATGAGCGCATGCTTACCGTCACCGCACAAATCATGCGTGACTTCATGCAGGCGTTGCCAGATAACCATAACCCAACCAAGGGCGGTCTCTTTGGGAATGGTCGTGGCATAGCAGGATGGGCAGACCCGTCTAATGAGGCTGTTCGTAGATCGGTTCAAGAACTCAGAAATTGGACAAGGATACAAAACCCCGGCGGGGCGGCCACGGTTCAGGCCATGGGTTCAGACGCTACAGACTACTTCACACGCAATCCCGGCCAGCTACTTGAGTTTAGAGCAGACCCTCTAGGCTGGTGGATGGCGAACGGCGCATCAGTCCAACGATAGGGACGACTACTATATAGCCACGGCGTTATTATTCCAGTGTCACCAATTACGGAAACTGGAGTACCGCCGTGGCTTTACGCTCTTCTCAGATTGCATCTACCCTTACTACGACCACTAATCCCGTACAGGAACAAGGGTCGCAGTCTCTTGGCTACGCCGCCAACCTAAACCCAGAAAACGTCCGCAACGTCCTGAATAGCCGCGAGTTTATTCAAGACATCATGGACTACTACGGCGAGCGGGATGGCCGCTCTTTCCAGAGTAACGCTGAAGCCATCGACTACTTCATGTCCGACCGTCGTTGGAAGAACATGAACACCGTTTCCATGGCGAAGGAATTGATGAGTACGGGGGCCGACTCCAATGCTCAGAACGGTAGACTTGCACGTCTACAGACAGTCTTCGACGCCGCACCTAGCTTCTACGAAGAAGGTGGTGACGGCTTCGCTGGCTTTGCAGAGAACGCGGCGGCGGCAGTCCTTGACCCGATCAACCTGATCGGTTTCGGCTCTGGTGGAGCGGCGGCTAAAGCGGCGGCGGCAGGTGTCCGCGCACAAGCGGGTCATGCTCTTAGTCGTGAAGCCCTTAACGCAACTCGCCGAGAAGCAACCAGAGCGGGGCTGCGAGCAGGTATCGCAGGCGGTGCGCGTGCAGAGGGTCTCGCTGAAGGCTTCGTCTCTGGCACACAGAGCGCACTAACTCAGAACCGAAACATCAATATCGGTCTCCAAAACGAATTTAGCTACGGCCAGCTTGCCGCAGATACAGCCCTTGGCACTGTCATGGGTGGTGCGATTGGCGCTCCTATGGGTGCCGCTGGTGCTGTACTCCCGAATCCTCTGGTGCGCGGCGCGAATGGCGAACGCTTCACCATGGAAAACTCGATCACTCGCGGTATCCGTGAGGGGCAACAGCAAGTTCGAGCAGACCTGCGAGCAGGCCGTGAGGCAGATGCACTAGACGCAGAGGCTAACGCCACTCCGGCTCGCACTCCAGAAGAAGAAGAAGACGTAGCATTTAATGACACTGCCGCTCGCGCTCGCGCTCGCGCAGAACGTCTGACCTCTCAGGAGGCTGAAGCCGCCGCTGATGCACAAACTCGTGCGGCGGCTGAGTCTGACTCTACTCCTACTGTCGGCACTCCTGACCCCAATCAGCCACGTCCCGACAGCGAAGGTACACGCCTGCGCTTGTCCGCTCAGACTATGCTTGATGCCCGTCGTGCGGCAGTTGCTAAAGATGCGCAAGCGGCAAAGGCGGCAGAGTCTGGCGATGTAGCGAAGGCAAGCGAACTTCGTGCAGAGGCCGAAGCTCTTCGCCAAGGCTCGAATGACATCAAGCAGACCCTAGATATTCTCGACTCTGACGCTAACGCCAGAGAGAAGCAGGCGGCAATGGATGCGCTTGCAGAGAAGCAAAAAACTACTGTCCAACTTCTTTTGCCTGCGCCAGAAGCGCGTCAGGCATTGCCTGCGCCAGACCCGAACAACCCGATCCCATCGACTGGGCAAGTCTACGACGAGGCTGGCAACCCAATCATCCAGCTTCCTGATGGCTCTCCGGGTCGCAACTTAAACGAAGACGAACTGCTTCGTAAGCGTGCGATCATGCCCGAGGTTAAAGTCGACGGCCAGCCGATGCGCACCAACGAGGCAGGTGCCGCCGCAATTCAGGCAGAAGCTGACGCGGCTCAAGCTCAGCGTGACCTTGAACTGGGTGTCCAGCAGGGCGAACGCCCCGGAACATCTCGACCAGATATGGTTGAAGAAGCTCGTCTCGAACAAGAGATTGCCACAGACAAAGACGCCTTAGTCGCGGCTGACCAGTCTATTCAAGAAATCAATGCTCGATTTGAGGCAGAGCCTGACCCAGAGAAGAAGCCTGCAATACAGGCCGAACTGGATCAGGCACTGGCAAGCCGCCAAGAAATTGCAAGTCGCATCAACACCAACGAGTTGCGCACTGCCCAGATTAAAGCAGAGCGCATCCAGAACGGCGCTGAAAGACAGAAGGCTCTCGACGCTGTCGCAAGCCAAGAGGATGCGCTGGCAACAGAGGCAAGCACCGATGGCACCCGCGTCGAGGCTGGCGCAGAGGATGGCGACGCACCAACCGTTGAGTTCACCGATGCGGACATCACACCAGAAGCCATAGCTGATGCGACTGGCACTAACACCAATACATTGTTGGATGTTCTGGAGTCACTGGGTCACAACCGTAACTACGAACAGCGCGTCCTCAAAGGGCTTGGCGATGCACGCACAACTGCGGGCAAGACTAAGCGCCGCGAGTATCTAGTCGACAGACTAAAGCGGGCGAAGGCACGCGAAGTTACAGCGTCAAACCTGAAACTTCTGACTATCGACAACAAGTTCAACCGCAATATTGTTGAAGCCATGCTTGAAACGGCTGGCTTGGATGATGCCGAACTCGCTCATGCTATCGACATTTACGACAAGTTCTTGGAGCGTGCCGGATACAGCCTATTCCTTGAGAAGATGGCAGACCTTGGCCCGCTTGGAACACCAAGTCGCGTCCTGTCTGTGTTGCGCGAGACTGTTGGGCCAGATGCTGTTGCGGCTGTTGAGAAAGCAATCGCAAGTCGTGGCGCACTGCATGCAGAAATCCCACGCGATCAGTTGGTCGGCATCTACAAGTTGCTGTCGCCTGAACAAAAAGCGAAGATGACGCAGTTCAAAGCCATCTACCTCAAGAACATCAAGATGGATAACCCCGGCATCTCAGAAGCAGATGCCGAGCGCATGGCGAAACACGCCGTCGAACAACTCGTAAAAGTCCAGCTTCAGCGTACCATCGGACAAGACCCTAAAGCGGCTACCGCATTGGGCTTGGGGCAGGACATCGTTGACGACATTCTCAGCCGTACCGAAGGCGTCCACATGGGCAAGCAGGTACGCGCAGGTTCTGGCTACTACAACCAGAATGGCCGCCTAGTTAAGGGCGGTGATGTTGTAAACAAAGCCCAGCGCATGCTTCAAAGCGCAAACAGCAAAGGCTACATCGGCAAGCTGATTATCCAAGGCCGTAAGCGCGACGCAGGTGGCAACACCATTCGCACCAGCGCTGGCTTCACAGCCCTAGATCAGTTGCTCGACGCGGCAATCCAGCGTGCGACTAACCGTGGTGGCGAGGCTGACCCGATCAAACGCGCTCGCGCAGTTGAGCAGGCTAAAAAGAATAACAACGACGCCATGAACCCAGAGGTTCTGGAGCCAATCGCCAAGGAATTGAACCTTGCGAATGGCATGCTTAACCGCTGGCTGAAGGCGCAGGAAAATTACGATGGCCCAGTTGAGGGCGCTGAGATCGCCAAGATCGAGGGCAAAATCGACGAAGCGCGTATCCGGCTGGGTGATGCTATTGTTGCCGCTCAACAAATTCTTGGGGCGAAGGGTGGCGAACATGCAGACGGCATACTGAAGGCGCTTCGTGAGCGCATCTCGATGCTCACTAAGTCTACTGGCAAAGAAGCCGCCGGAAACCGCAAAGAAAAAGCGATGGCCGAGTCGGCTCGTTCGATGATTACAGTCGAACTCAATGCCCGTCGTGCAGAGCTTGGCGCTAAGATTCGCCGTCACAACCAGCAAGTCGCAAGCGGTCAGAAGACTGATATGAGCGATGCGCAGGTTGCCGCACTGCAAGAGCAGATCGTGCAACTTGGCAAAGACCTAGACCAAGCCATCTCCAAGGTGGGCGTGGCAGAGCGCCGCATCTTCAAAGAGATGAAGAAGACACTGGCGGCTGAGCGGATTGCTCAGAACAAACTCGACATCAACGCAGGTCAGATGACTGAGGCTGAAGCCCGCGCTTCAGACGAGGCATACGAAGCGTGGCTGATGGAAGGTCTTGATCGCCAAGAGGTCGAGACCATGGCGTCAGACATGGCCGACAATGTGAACCGTGTTGAGTCTGCAAACCGCCAGCACGCGAAAGTAGTCAACGAGGAAATTGCTCCAGACTACAACAAAATGACTAAGGCGGAGTTGATCTCTCGCCTCAAAGAAGCAGAAGCCAAGCGCCAGAAACGTCTAAGCGCTGTCTCAGACATCAACACGATGCCTGCTGGCAAGCGTTATAAGCCTTTTATGGTGAGCGTTCGTGGTGTTGAAGTCGACGTACATAACGACTTCACATTCACAAAAGGCACCGATGGAACCGTCGAAGTTCGGATGGCTGACTCTCAAGAAGTTCTTGGGAAAATCCAAACCATCGAAGGCCACGGCTTTGTGTTCCACAAAACAGCCGACGCGGCTGACGCGCCGAAGACTTTGTTCACAACCAATGACGCACTGAAGCGCCAGCTTCCTGTCATGTTCGAGGCTCGCATCAAGAAGCTGAACGAAGACACCTCGAACTTCGATGTGCGTGAGAACGAACCAGACCTCGTCTACTATGAGCCAGACTACAAGCAGTCTGAGACTTATGCTGATGCGCCAGTGCGTGAGATCACTGAAGCAGACATCGTCGATCCAATCGCTCAGCCCCGCGTAGTCGGCGACCCAAGTAATCCTCTGTCAATGACAGAGGATAACTTCGATGTCCCAGCAGGACGCAAGTTGGCCGTTCAGATCATCGACCCTGAGTCTGGCAAGTCGTTCAAGTCTGTCCGGGTTTTGAGCTACAAGGGCAACCAGTCTATTGGCGATGTTCTCAAGACATCCGCCAAGTACAAGTACGTCGTCGGCCACGTTGAGGCACCATATAAGTCTGGCTCTATCGGTGCAGAAGAAACCTTCCGCCCGCTCGATCCTGAAGACGCCTTCTACCCAGCCAACGCGACTGAGCCAGTGCTTGGTGCTGAGTACGCACCGACTAGCGGAAACGACCGTAGTTCTCGCCGCATGCGCAAGAACCGTCCGCACAAGCTGGAAGATTTAGCTGGCAAGGCGATCATTGGCGCACCAGAGTTCTACGCTGATGCTGGCATCCGCAGTGTCGCAGACCTAGTCCAATACGTCGCAAACCTTGAGATGATCCCTTGGGCGCAACTCAAGGACAAAGCCAACTACGACTTGTTCGTACAGCGCCGCATCGAGGCAGGCCAACTCCTTCAGCGCAATGCGCCTAATGGTATTGACCGTCCAGTTGCTGACGCCCGTGTAGCAGTAAACCAGTTGCGCGAAGTGTTTGCTGGCGCGGCTGACGATGAGATCGTAGCGGCAGAAGCGTTCATCATGCGTCTGGCATCGAAAAACCAAGGTCAAGCTCCGCTTATCAAGGGCGGCCTTGAGAGCCAGTACATGCCGAACACGCTTGGCGCACCGGGCGCTGAGCGTAACCGCATCTCGATTGGCGACCAAACACTGCGCGTAGACGAAGACGGCAAGCGTTACCGCCCAGCCGTTGGTGATCTTGTGCATGAAGTCGGTCACTGGATTTACATGAACCTGATGACCGAGTCCGAGAAGTTGCAGTTCTGGGATTCTGTCGGCAAGTACATGACAGAAGACGGCTTTATGATTGACCACATCCAGCGCCGTGTCGTGGATGGCATCTATTCAAACGCCATTGAGTCTCCTGCCGAGATGTTTGCCCACCAGTTCTCTGGTTGGGTTGTCGGCAACGGCATGATTAACAACACTTCGCTCTGGACTAAGATCGCTCGCAAAGCGCAGGCAATCATCAAGAAGTTCATCAAGCGCGAAGAGTTTGAAATCGACCCAGACTTGGTGCCAATCTTCCAGAAGTACATGCCTGTACTTGAGATTGACCCAGTAACTGGTGCATCAAACGGTGGCGTTAGCCGCTTTGCACACCTCGAAGAGTTCGGTGCCAAGGTCGGCAAGAAAGAAGGTAAGGGTGCGGCACTCGCAGGTAAGCAACTGCGCGTACTAGACGAACGTCGCATCGAGCTTCTTGATGTACTCAACACTAGCTCAAGCGAAGCGACCGACTCACTCAGTCTGATTATGACTTTGGAGCGCGTGCAGAAAGCACTGTACGGCGACTACGGTGGCAAACAATACGCAAGCAACCACAAAGTCTACGACGGACAAGAGGGCAGTGGCTCTACACGCATCATGGCGTTGGACGGCAAGCCTGCGCTTAACAAGATCATGCAGGCTCAGTACCAAGTACACGACTTCCTGCGTGACCTTCGTGCCGCTGGCGCATATCGCTACACAGATAGCGGTCTCGCTGGGGAACTGGACATCGACGATGCAGGCCGCTCAGTTATTACCAAGTCTATTGCTGACCAGATGGAGGCGATGGATGCGGAGGCTGGCACCAATTCGTTTGAGGCACAAATTCGTGCGCTTCGTAACTCGAAAGCCGCATACGACGCACTGGACTGGGAGACAACAGCCCACCTGCATCGCCTTGCAAACAACTTAATCTTCGCCATGGAAGCGGGGATGAAGGAGTACAAGGCGATGTTTGTGCGCAATATGCCGAAGGACGCTCGTCAGGGCGGACTCGACATCGAGTTCGACACGGGCAAAGCCTTCCTGCGCAAGCCTTCAGCCAAGTCTTTGCAAGCGATGCGTCGTAACAAAGCCAAAGCAGAGCAAGAACTTCAGGAGATGGTCAACATCCAGACCCTGATCCGCGCAATGAACGAGGCAGACATTGGCATCTACCTCGACGAAAACTCACTGGCAGACGTGAAACTGGACGTAGCTCCGGCCCGCATGTCTACCGCCGAGATCGTCACCGAAGCCAGCGCACTGCCGAAAGATAATAAGCGCTATGTCGACTTGGCTAACGAGATGCGTAACCGCGAGAACACTCAAGGCCCATCAGCCGAAGAGCTTATCGCAGACTTGAGCGACGACGAGCGCTTGATCTTCGACACGATGGTCGACCGTGAGTCAGCCCAGCGCATCCTCGATCTGGCATCCAACGGTACTATTGCCAGCGGTAAGTTCCAGATCATTGCCGCAGACTACCTGCGCAAACTTGGCGTGGAGAACCCACTCAAGCCTACAAGCACCACAGTAAACAAGGCGATCAATCGTCTGGTTGAGGTATCTGACGGGACTGACACTGGCAACGGTATCCCGCACGGCCTGCCTTCCTCCATGAAGGATCACATCGCTGGCCTGTCTCACCGCGAGAAGCGTGTTGAGCATAACCAGCGTTCGATCTTCACCAAGCTGATGCTGTTGATGGGTAAGAATGGTGACGACGAGATCATCAGCGAATACGATCTAGGCACGCTAGTCGGTCAACCCGGCGGCGACTTGGATGACACACTGCCGATCCCGACTAACCATCCACTTTACAACGATGTCCGTGACCGTATTCGCCTAGTCGCCCGCCTTGCAAAACAAGGCAAGCAAGATGAAGCGATCATCGAGGTTGCAGAGATTGCGTACCACATGATGTCAGGAAGCGAGCGCGACTTGCTTCGCCGAGTGGCTCGTGTCGACATCCCAATCGGCCCTAACGGCACGAAGATTGGTGGCCTCGATCCTAACGTGGAGGCAGATCAGGTTGCCCGCATCAAGGAAATGGTTCTCGAAACCATGGAGAACGGTCAGCCGAACTGGATCGACATTGACCAAGTTCCTAAATTAGCAACTGCTAATAAGCTACTTCGGAACCTTGCTGAACACACCAGCTTCGTACTGAACGGCGTGTTTGATGGCGGCCCACAGAAACCTATGATGGCGGCGCATGGCGACATGCTTGCAGGCGCACGCAACAAGACCCCGACCTTGTCGGCGGCTCGTGGCGTAGACGTTAAGAACATGCACCCAGCCGTGGCACCACGGGCTGTTCGTGAGTACATCAGTAACATTCCAGTGCGCATCGAGACGGCGGTTCGCTCGTTCTTGGGTATCGACTCTGCATCGAAGTTGATCGACCACACATTCGTGAACGTGTCGAACAAGGCCAACGTGCGTGGCATTACTGCAACAAACGAAGGCACATTCGGCTCCGGCATTTACATCCGTAGACTAAAGGATGCGGAAGCCGGGTACGATCCGCAGGCCACGAAGACCCAGCTAGAAGCTGAGATCGACAAGTCTAGCCTGTCCACCGAACAGCGTGGCGCGGCGACTGAAGTGGTTCAGGACATTCTCGGATTGCGTGAGCGCATCAAGTCTGCATCACAGGCAGGCTCGCCAAGTGCGCCAGCACTACCTGAGTTGCTACGTCGTGAGGCGCGTGCATGGTCGATCCTGAAGGACATGTTGCCAAGCATCAAACACAACAAGGTATCGCCTGTGTTTGCTCGCATCCGCAACCCGTTCCGCATGGATAGCCAGTCTAGCTACTCGCTTGTTTCGACAGACAGCAACAACATTGGTTGGCTGATGGCTGAAGCGGCGAAACGCGGTCTGTTTAATGCAGAAGGCGCAACGAACCTACGACAAGCACTGCCACAGCAGTTCCACGGCGCAGACCTGTTCAACGCATTGACCAGTGAAAACGGAATCATGGTTCGCCACGGCGAGGCGTCGTCATCTGCGGAAGCGAAAGACCAGTTGGCCTCCTTCTTGAGTGACCAAGGCTTCGACTCACTTCAAGTCGACGACGGTTACATGATGTTCAATGAAGGCTCACTCCGTGAGCTTCAGGGTCAGTGGGCTGAGTCTGACATCACAATGCACGGCGGCGAAAAGATTGGCGGCGATCTAAAGATCGGCGCACAAGTCGCAGAGGAGATGGTTGCTACAGGCGAAGTCCTAGACCAGAACATGTTTGTCGGCCTAGTTGCGCAAGCACAAAAAGCTGGCATGCCAGACGCGGCTATCCGTCCACTTCGCCGCATGGCGAAAGGCAGAGAGCTTGGGCCAAGCGACGTTGAGCGCGTTGGCCTCTTCTCATCTGTCCTGAACTACTTCAGTGAGAACTCGAAGTATTTCAGAACGATTGGTGCTAACTGGTTCGGTGACAAGATTAAGCCAGCCAACGGTACGGGCATCTACGAGATGCACGATGTTGAGCTTAATAACATCCTGTCTCCAATCTTCCTTGGTCGCAATCGTCAAGACGCATCGCTGAACAACCTACCTGATAGCAAGCAAGGCTTCGGGCGTTGGATGAACAAAAACCGTGGCCTATTGATGCAGGACATCAAACAGCCAGAAAGCCACATGCGCATCCTCCAAGCACTGCGTCGTGGCCGCGCATACGTCAACAGACTTAACCCGCAAGAACGTGCAGTTGCTCTGAAGATTGCCCGTGCTTTCGAGCTTGAACTCAACAAGATGCGCGAACTTGGTATCCAAGTCGGCGACACTCGCAAGTACGGCATGGACTTCTACGTTCCACAAGTCTGGAACACAGATGCTATCCGGGCCAACCCGGCGAAGTTCGAGGAGGCGATGGTCAGGTTCTTGGCACGCGAACAGCGTAGCCCTGAGTTCTTGGGCAACGTCCTCAACGAGGCTGAGTTGCGAGCCAAGGCTAAGCGGCTGTTCTACACAATGTCTGGCGACGAAGGCATCCTAGACTTGGTGGGTGATGAGGTATCCAAGGCGGTGTCCGATCCATTCCACCAGCGTATGTTGCGCCTGTCGCCTGAAGACTACCCTGAACTTGAGGGCTTCTTGCAGAACGACCTCCAAGCACTGATGGCTAAATACTTCGACCGTACCGTTCGCAAGCGCATGCTTACCAAGAACTTCGGCGTAGAAGGTCACGCTCTGGAGGCTTACAAGGCAGTGGCTCGCGGCGGTCGTGACGCGGCGGTAGAAATCTTGTCTAGCCCGCGCATCCAAGTAATCGAGTACGACACGATCCTTGGTAAAGCTGGCAGTGAAAACATGATTGTGCCTCGCCTTCCGGGCGGTCGTGAGACCATTATGAAGGTGGTTGCTGACATCGACCGTGTTCTAGGTACTGATCCTAATAAGCGTACCCTGAACAAACAGGCGGCGATGAACGTCATCATCAACGCTCAAGAAGCGGCGTTCCGCACAGACCCCAACTTCCTGCTCCGCGCAGAGGCTGTGGTCAACGCTATGGTCGACTTCCAGAAACCAGCGCGACTAAGCGTTATTCAGGACATCGACAAGTTCAACGCTGTTCTCAACAAGCGCCCAATCGACGGTAGCTCTGGTCACGAGATGAAGCACAAGTTCAGCCGTGGCGTCCGTTCGTTCAACTCAGTCTCACTACTGGCTTACACCACGCTTTCGTCTATCCCTGACTTGGCGCTACCGCTCATCCGCAGTGGCAACATGACAGCGTTTGCGAAGGCTTGGTCGAAGTACGCATCAGACCCAGACTATCGCCACATGGCGAAGCGCATGGGTACTGGTATCGAGAACCTGATCCACGACCGCATGGTGCAGATGGCAGGCCAAGGCGAACAGAAGTTCACCAACGCCTTCTTTAACTTCACCCTGCTGACAGACTGGACAAACATGAACCGCGAAGTGGCGGCCATGGTGGGGTTCGAGGCGTTCAAGACTGAGATCGACCGCGCATCCCGCCTTCGTCGTGAAGGCCGCATGGACAGCATGGCATACCGCAAAGCAGTTCGCTTCCTAGAGCGTTACGGCCTGACTGGCCCCAACGCTGAGCATGACTTCTTGCACAAGAACAGCTTCGCGCTGGACTCATTGCCTCAAGATGAAGTCATCCAGAACCAGCTTAAAGCGGCGATGTTGCGCTTCACAAACGAAGCCATCTTTACGCCTAATCCGAATGACGTACCGATGTGGGCGCAAACCCCATACGGCGCGATCATCTTCCAGCTGAAGTCGTTCCCGCTGATGATGTCCAGACTTTCCAAGGACATCCTCAAGGAAGCCTTTGTACACGGCAACATGAAGCCGCTGATGTACATGGCAACGGCTGGCGTTGGTCTGGGTATGGTTTCGCTTGGCCTCAAAGACTTCGTGCAATCTCGCGGCGGCGAAGATGAGAAGTCTAGGGCGCTACGTCTACGCGACAGCGGCAAACTCGGCGAGCTTATCGGCGTCGAAGAGGGTGGCGATGTTGATGCACGACTTGGCTGGTATCTCGAAGGCTTGCTCGCAATGGGTGGTCTCGGTCTGTTCGCTGAGATGATGTACAACACATCTGCTCAGTTGGATAACGGAGCCTACGGCCAGATGCGCACAATGAGTGCGGTGTTTGGCCCAACGGTCGGCCTGATGCAACAAGGTCTGACAGTCGCGGCTGGCGCTCAAGAGGCCGCGTTCGGCGACCCAGACAAGAACTACAAAGAACGTGCCGCAGTACGCGAAGCGGCTCGCCGCATACCAATCGCTGGTGGATACCGTCCATTCGTGGAAGGCACCACAGACTTGGTGGCCGGGGAGCGTGGAGGTGACGGCGATGCACCGACTAACAACTGGCGCAGGTCAAGCACAAGCGCTTGGTCAAAAAGGGATAGCAACTGGTGACGCTTAAAGAAGTTCTAGCTCAGAAACTTATCCCCCGAGGCATGATGATCGCTATGACCATCATGTCTTGGCGGGTAGTCGAGTGGTTTATGACCCTCTCTGACCCAAGCCCGTCTCAGGCGGGCTTGGTTTCTGTCGTAACTGGCGCAATGACAGGCGCATTTGCCGTGTGGCTTAACCATGAAAAGGACAAATAATGTTATCAGCACTCATAGGCCCAGTGACTGGGCTACTAGATAAGTTCATCCCTGATGCGGACGAGAAGGCAAAACTCGCCCACGAAATCGCAACACTTGCGACTAAGCAGGCCCACGAAATTAGTCTCGCCCAGATCGAGGTCAACAAAGCGGAAGCGGCTTCTGGCTCAGTCTTCAAGGGCGGATGGCGTCCTTTTATTGGTTGGACGTGCGGAGTGGCCTTTGCTTACCATTTTGTTATTCAGCCTCTGCTGGTGTTTGGCGTCGCTATTTCTGGCGTTACTGTCCCTGATCTTCCGGCTTTTGACATGAGTTCTCTTTTAACTGTACTTGGCGGGCTACTTGGCCTCGGCTCTTTGCGCACGTTTGAAAAGTACAAGGGGGTCACGAAGTAGCATGGACATCGACAGCGTCAAAACGTATATCGGTATTGCGACTGCCGCTGTTGGACTAGCGGCTGGCGGCTATCAGGCCGCTGACAAAATCGGGTGGCTACAAAAGCCCATTCTTGAGTGGTATCCCGAGCATTTCAGCATCACTAGCGGGCCAGCAAACGAGCCGTTCAAGGTGGTAGTCGCACGAGAAAAGCTACGCGACGACTGCACAGTTGAGAACTTCATACTCGATGTGCGCGACAGCGAGCTACTGGTGCATCAAACAACACCATCTATTACTACATTCATGGGGCCAGCGAACCACAAAGTGGATACGTTTGCCTACACCTTCACCTTCAATGAACCAGAGAAAGTAAGCGAGGGCGTGGCAACGCTTATCGCCTACATCCACTACGGCTGTCCCGAAGGGCCAGTTGTGGTGCAATACCCAGACCACCCAAACCTTACCTTTAACGTAGAAGGAATCTCACAATGAGTTTCAAACTTTCACAGCGCAGTCTCGATAAACTGGAGGGCGTCGACGAGCGATTAGTCGAAACTGTTAAGCGTGCAATCGAGATCACCACCGTAGACTTTGGAGTCATCCAAGGCTTGCGAACTCTCGAAGAGCAGAAGGAACTTGTTGCTAAAGGGGCGAGTCAGACTATGAAGTCGCGCCACCTCGAAGGCATGGCCGTAGACTTAATGGGCTACTTGTCCGGGCGGGCCTGCTGGGAAATCACAATTTACGACGACATCGCAGATGCCATGAGACTGGCGGCACTGGAGACAGATACCCCGATCCGTTGGGGTGGGTGCTGGATAGTCGAGGACATCCGCGATTGGAAGCAACCAATGTCAGAAGCCTACAACTACTACGTCGATACTCGACGCAAGCAGGGTCGACGACCATTTATTGATGGGCCGCACTTCGAGATACCCGGCTAGTCACGCCCCAAATTAAGTCTAGTTGCATGGCAAGCTCACGCTGGCCCATGCTGTTGTGCAGGATAAGATTAGGTTCGGATGGTATCGACTCCGAGCAATGCTCCCCGCCGTCCATTCCCGGACGCTGAATTAGAACCAGCGTTCCCCCCATCTTCCTGACCCTCTCCGCTTCGTTTGGAAAGCGACAGTCGTCGACTACGACGGGGGTCTGGTCGTTCAACAGGGCCAGCACCTCGGACTGCCATAGATCGCCCCAAAGATTTTCGTGGATTAAGGTTCGACCCCATTCCGTTCCCAAAGTTTGCATCGCCCATCTTGGTGTTGCTCCATTCAATAATGCGCAGGGCTGTTCTTTGAGGTCACCCTCTAGCTCGCGCTCAGTTAAACCCAAAGTTCGCAACATGTCCTTGAGTGGCTTGGCGAACTTGACTTTAGTGTATCCGAAATTCTCGACTAAGTAGTCCGCACAGAAAGACTTGCCACTACCCATGTACCCACAGAAAGCCACGAGCTTCATTGTTATTCCATTTCTTTGAGCTTCAACTCAACGTCCAGTATCTCGGCCTTGATGTACTTCTGCTTGTCCATCGCCTTGAACCTGTCATCAATAAGGTTGCCCCGCTTATCGCCGTACTGCTCAATGTTCCATTCGATGTCGCGGATGCGTTCTTTGATGCTCTGCTCTTGGTGTCTGAGTTCGAGCAACTTTAATTCAAGTTCCTTCTTCATTCTCTGCCTCTAAGTCTTTGGCCCACCTGACCAAGTCGTTGTACCTTTTGTTGATCTCCTGAACCTTGCGCATCCTGAGTTCTTTGCTACGCAATTTCTTCGCTTTGACTGCGTCGTCGATCAGCTTCTTGTGTTGATCTCTGACGCCTTGTTTAGTCGCCCTGATTAGAACCGGGTCAACGCGACTAAGAACCTCGAATAATTCCATCATCCCCTCGGCTTGGGTACATACGCTGTCCAGTCGGCACAAGTCGTGCCGTCGCATTTGTCACAGCGCATCTTCCCGTCATTTGTTGCGTATGAATTGCCGCAAGTGCGGACACTCCGCTCGTCTGGCAGTGCGCCATTCCAGCATGCGTCGAACTTGAAGCACCCACGACAGCGCCAATCGCTCTCGTCTTCAGAACATTTAGCCGCATCGTTCACCAGAACGCGCTCAACCTTGGCAGTCAGGTAAGCAAACCTGAACTCGTCGTAGTCGATGTACTCATGGTGGTATGCGGAAGTGTTCTTGTTGTAGGCCACCATCACAAACTTCTTAATGCCAGATAGGCCCATCATAAATTGCATCTGGTCGTAGTAGTGTGCGTGACTAGACTTGATGCCCTTCTTAACAAACTCTTTGTGCTTGGCATCGTTCATTGATTTGATTTCAACGCCTATAGTATCTGGCCCGACTTCCATCAGACCGTCGGCGTTACCCATAACCAAGCCGCCGTAGCCTTCAAATCGCCACTGCTTGCCCGACATTGGGTCTTTCTCCATGACATGCAGACCAGCCTTACGCATGTCCTTGATGACCACGTCTTCAATGCGGTGGCCGTCTCTGAAAATTCTTTTGAGTCTTGAGTCTGGCGGGGTGTCTGGATAACCCCTAAAAGAAAACGCTATCGAAGCGTCACATGATTGCCCGATGCCTGACGCACCGATGTACTGCCGAGCCTTCTCGCGCTTCTCTTTGTCGAAAGCATCTTCGATAAGTTGGGTTATGTCTGGCGTCATTCTTCATCTTCACAATAAGTTAAGGGGGCTTTAGCCCCCTTAACTCTACTTCTTAGAACGGTATATCGTCGTCCATATCGTTGTCAGGCTTGTCATCACCCTTTTTCTGGGCAGACTTGCCGATCTCCGCAGGATCAAAGTAACCCTTCACACCTGATCCGGTGCGCTCTTCGCCATCCTTAGTGTACGTCTGGGAGACAACAGACACACCCGGCATGAGTCCTTTCAGACTAGCAATATCCCCCGGCTTGTCAGGATTTTTATGACCGCCGAAAGTGAGGAGAGCTTTCAACTGCTCCCGACCGATCCGAGTTGCTTGCTCGGAAGAGGGGACATGGACATTGATCCAGTGGCGTATTTGACCACCAGTGCCTACATCCTCAAGGGTTACCTCGACTTGCTTCCCGCCCGAGCGCGTATCTCGTAACTGTGCGCTTACCACTTTGCACTGGTAACGACCGGGTTGCAGTGTGTTGCTGGAACCAGATGCTTCGATCCCAGACAGGTTAAGTTCATTGAATGAAAACGCCATTATTTGGACTCCTCTTGATGTGCGTCTTGCCATTTCTGGTACTCGTCGTCGTCCATATCCATACGCTTGAACAACTCGACGATGTTCCCAGTCTTCTCAACTGCCTTGAGGCGACGATTTTCATCGCGCACCTTGCCTTTCCAGCCACGGACTTCTTCGGTCACGACGTAGCGCACGACTTGCTGGCCGCTGTCACGGTCACCAGATGTGCTACGAACACCGCAGAAGACGCAGTCGAAAATGCCGGGCAGTTGTTGCATTGTCGCTTTACCGCCCACCATGGGCCAGTATTCGACATTGCCATTGTCGTCTTGGTTTTCTTTGGCGAGTGCCGTTACCAAGACGTGCATAGGCATATCCCTGATAGCCTTGCATGCACCTATCAACTGGCTTGCGTGGCTCGACCATACTTCAAAGCCGTTCACGTTTTTGCCAGTCTTCTTAGCGTTCGCCTCTGCTTCCGCTTCTGCGGCTCGCATTGAGTGATCGCTGAGTTCTGTCAGTGAGTCGATGCCAACCCACTTGTAACCCTTCGACTTGAAGTCATCAGTGCGCATCCACTTGAAGATGTCGACGAAAGAGTATTCGTCTTTGTCTGGGTTGGACGCGCCACTCCAAGATGTGAAGGGCAGGTAGTCAATGCCAGCGGAGCGGACAGACGATAGGCCAGACTCACCAGAAATGATGAACCCGTCGCCGTAATGCTCTTGGTAATAGATGAACTGGGTAGTCTTACCCCACCCGTGGTGTCCATACAACATGCACTTGCGGTATGACGTTGTGTGGTCACGGGTGTTCCTCGGTGTGAACCCCATTAGCTAGTCTCCTTTACTGAAATTTTTGCTGGCCCCGGCTTACGAGTAAGTGCGGGTAGCAAGAGGCGCTTATCTTCGTCGTCAAGCGTTTGAAATCTGCGCTTGTCTACGGTGAGGCGCTTTTTGACATGCGTCGGCAGGTCATCCTGATTGCCGAACAAGTCGTCCAGCATCTCAGCGTCCCAAGTCCAACGCTCTTGGCGGTTTACAGTGATCGCATAGTGATCTGCGACCATGGTCTGCTCACCACTTTCCTCTGAAAACTCTGCAAGTATCTTGTCATGCAGTGCTTCGATCTTTGCTTGGAGTTCCTCCTGCTGTCTTGTCAGCGCTTGGTACTCTTGTGCCGCTTCAGCTAACCCAGAGTTGGGCGCGGCAGTCTGGTATGTGTCCCAATCAGACATAACGGTCTCCGTAAAAGTAATGTTCAGACCATCACATTATCTCAGTCACACATCTTAGACAACTGTATTTCATGTCAGGAATATGTCACAGATGTTTACGATGTGTCTCGTTTTCGGTACATACTATACCTGTTTCCACAGAATAGGAGTGAAACCAATGCTGAAATTTAATGCCGCACGTTTGGTCGAGGACTGCGGCGGGGTTTCCGCTGTCGCGCAGACCCTTGGTAAGACGCGCACAGCGCCTTATCGCATGCTCAAGACGGGCTACATGGGTACGCCCGTCCTCGCCAAGCTACTAGAGAAATACCCAGACCTTAACCTTAACAATTACTTTGAGGAAGTAACCGCGAATGGACACACACATCAGCAAGGATGAGTGGTTTTCTACCCTCTACGACGAAGCCATTGAGGCAGTCGAAAGAGGGTGGAACATCATCCCCATATCAGTCGCAAGCAAGAAACCGCTAATCAAGTGGGCCGAGTATCAGACTAGAGCCATCGACAGGGAAACCGTCGACGACTGGTTCGAGAACGGTGTGCCGAATGATTACGGCCAGAGAATTAAGCCTTTCAATATAGGCTTGGTCACTGGTGCGATCAGTGGTTTGTGCGTGGTGGACTGCGACAATGAGGACGCAGTCCTGTACGCCATGAACAAGAACATCAAGTCTCCGTTCTCAGTCAGGACGACTAGAGGGCGGCACTATTATTTCCGGCACCCCGGACATGGTGCGAAGTTCGCCAACAAGGTGGGCGGCACTGGTAGGGATTGGCCCAATGTGGAGGGCTTAGACTTTCGTGGTGACGGCGGCTATGTATTGATGCCGCCTAGCGTGAAGATGGTCGATGGCGAAATCGCTCACATGTATCAGTGGGAGATCGGGATCGGCTTAGACTGGGATGACCTTGACGACTTCCCATGGAAGGGAGCGCCGACCGAGGTCGAGATGCCAGTCGAGGGTGAGTTCAGCTTTGGCTCACTAAATCTTGAGGGCGTCCGCGTCCACAACCCAGATGAAGGGATGCCTATCTGGGATCAGACTAAGATGCGCGTCGCACACCTTGGGCGCAAGCTCGGGGCTGGCGATGGCACGGACGCTCTCATGGTTCGCTACTGCGGGCAGAAAGTTCGTCAGGGTTTACTCGGAGAAGACCTAGCCAAGTCGGTGATGCAGTATCACGACGAGTTCTTCGATGACTCAGGATATACCCCGGAAGAAACGAAGCGCTGGCTCGAAGAGAAGATCAGGTCGGCAATCGACATGGATCGCCGCAACTATCGTGAAGACTACGACAGCGACGGCAACCGCATCCAGAAGAGTGCCGAGCAGAAGAAGGTCGACCTTGGCAGGCTTGTGCCGATTGTCAGTGGCGACGTTCAACGGTTGATCGACACGCTGGGTGACACAGACTATTGGGCTGACCCGCTAATCCCAGCCGAGACAATCACGCAGGTGGTTGGCTACAACGGTCACGGTAAGTCTTTCTTCTTAGCCGCACTGCTAACTTCGATGGCCGCAGGCAAGAATTACTTCGGCCCATACGAGACAGCAAAGCCAGCGAAAGTCTTTTACTTAGACTACGACAACCCAGCCCGCACAGTTCTGTACCGCTTCCGTGGTTTTATGAACATGTTCGGCGACTGCGGAACCAACTTCAACCTTTGGTCACCAACGCTTATCAGTTCTGAGAATGGCGGGGAGATGAACCTCGCAACTGAGGAGGGCTTTCGTCTGCTCGGCGAGTGGCTGGAAGTCGTGAAGCCTGACATTGTTGTGATCGACACCGTGCGTAACGCCTTTGGCGGCATGGAAGAAGCCAGTGCCAGCGAGTGGTTTAAGGTCAACCACGTCGCCAAGTCTATCCGCACGAAGTTCAAGGCGTCAGTCGTGCTGGTTCACCACAGAAACAAGCCGGGGGAGCATGGCCTTGGCCGGGAAGCCGGGTCGACTGCTCAGCTTACGGACATCGACACGCAGATTATGGTGACCCAAGTCTTGCGTGAGAAGCAGGAAGCTAAGTCTAAGGCTGGCCTGCTGGACGGCGAGCTAACGATCTACGACTTGAACGAGAAAGAGTGGACGCCGTTCGGCTACCTCGAACAGAGACTTGAGCCGGACTCTCGACTTAAAATGGTATCTCAGATTTCTTTCGGCAAAGTCCGTATGCAAACCGAGATGCACAAGACGCACTACATTGGGTGGGCTGAGCGCCTTCTCGATGGCAGTCAGTATGTGGTCAGCACTGCGTCGCCTAAACAGAAGGCGCTGTACTACCATAACCAAGGGATGTCAGCGGAGGATGTCTCGCGGCAACTGTCTCTACCTGTATATGAGGTTCGGCAGTGGCTGGGTTAATAGATGTATTAGCTAATTTAGCTACTTACGACAAAACCGAACGGCCTCAAGGAGGCCAGTTCGGCTCTTTGGGTAATTCCTCTATTAACTATTATATGGCAGGGCGTCCGAAGGGCGTCAAGGACATTCATGTCAGTAACAAAAACCCCCGTTGATGGGGGTTTTTTCTTTGTCGAAAGGAGGACACATGAGCAACCGCAAGCCACTTACTAAACAACAACTCAAGCGGCTTCGGTACATGCTAGAAAACGAATACACTTACCGCGCCATGGCAGTCTATGTCGGCGTATGCACGGACACACTTAAACGAATACTGGTACGAGAAGGCATGGCCGAGTTTGACGGCGCTAAGTACGCTGTCAGCCCTTACAAGTCATTGCAACAAACATGGGTGCGCCCCTGCCTCAAGTGCAGGGACGATGCCCCTCGACCTAAGTGGCAATATATATGTGACAAGTGCAAAGCGTCGACCGACGTAGCGGGCTTGCCAGACAACTGGTTGGAATTTGGCGATGAGTAGACAAAAAAGAAAAGGGGACGGGTACGAGCGAGAGTTAGCCAAGTGGCTAGACTGGATGCTCTTCCGAGGAACCGAACGCATCACGCGCATGCCCCTATCTGGGGGCGGCGCACATGTCGGGGGCGGGGGCAAGGCAGACTTGAACGGCACCCCCACCATCTGGGTGGAAGCCAAGCGCACCGAGCGCTTCACACCTTACGCCGCAATGGAGCAGGCGGAGAAGGGCATCAGCGCATCCAAGTCTGACGACATGCCAGTCGTCATCACCCGGCGGAACCGAATGACAACCGAGCAATCTCTAGTCGTGATGCGGCTGGAAGACTGGGCCAACATGTACTCGTCATGGCTAGGCGAGTGCGGCTACGACGTGTGGACAATCGAGGACGAACTCAACGAGATAGTCGAAGAGGTGCGTGGGGACGACAAAACCGCTGAGATTGTGCAATTATTCAAGCCAAGATCAGGAGATTCCGATGGCGAAGAAACCGATTAACAAAGCAAAGATGGCCTGTAACAAACCCAAGCGGGATGTTCAGGGCGGCAAGAAGTCAGTCGTGAAGGCTTGCGCCAACGGCAAAGAGAAGATCATCAGGTTCGGCGATGCCAACATGACGATCAAGAAGTCTGACCCAGAGCGTCGCAAGAACTTCCGCGCCCGTCACGGGTGCGACAAGGCGGGCGCAAAGAACAAACTGACCGCAAAGTATTGGTCGTGCAAGGCTTGGTAACATGTCAAAAAAGAAAGGCTTGTACGCCAACATCCACGCAAAGCGTAAGCGCATAGCCGGAGGCTCCGGGGAGAAGATGAGGAAGCCGGGAGCTAAAGGAGCGCCGACTAAGAAAGACTTCAAGGCCGCCGCTAAGACGGCCAAGAAAAAATAGGGGATGAGATATGTGGGTGTTGTACGTCATCATAGTCGCGGCACCCTTCTCCGAGAACGTCGTATTCCACGGCAAGTACACGCAGGAATACAGAACAGAACAAGATTGCAGAGCAGTAGCCGTACCACTGGCTACCGAAATGCTTGAGATGATGCAGACACAAGCGCCCTACCTGCCTATGAGGGCGGGCTGGCGGTGCCAGAAAGAAGGGGAACAGACATGAGTTGCGGACACGGGTGTGCCACACCCCACACATGCGAGAAGACTGGCTGTCAGATGGGCCGTGACCCTCGCCACATAGCAGAGAAGATCATGGGTCAGAAGATGATTGCCACGCGCCAAGGCATACAGAAGAAGCGCGTTATCAAGATCGGCGCAACAGGCAAGAAGCGAAAATAATAAATGGCAGAGGCGAGCAAGACCTGCTCGCTCTGCAAAAAAGACTTACCCTTACATCACTTCTACAAATACAAACGACCGTGGAAAGACGGGACACCCAAATACTACTCACGTTGCAATGACTGCAAAGTTCTTTCGCGCAGAGCGTCATTCACTAGCGACCCTGAGAAGTTCATCAAGGTAGTCGTATCCCAACTCAAATACTCACGACGTAGGCGTGGCGGCATTGAGTGCGACTTGGACGCGCAAGACATCATTAACATGTATTATGAACAGAAAGGGCGGTGCGCTCTTTCGGGTGTGCGCATGACACACTATCGAGACGGACGAGGGAAATGCTTTACCAACATATCCATTGATCGGATCGAGCCGGAACAGGAGTACACTCTCGACAACATCCAGCTAGTCTGCGCTGGCATCAACATGATGAAGGGTACTCTAAATGACGACGAGTTCATCCAAGCCTGCAAAGAAGTCGCCGACCACGACGGAAGAGATTAGGCACACGGAGACTAATGTGTCATGCGACCGCATGATGCTTGGCATAACTCCAGACTTCAACGTCATGGTTACCCTGTCACCAGACGACAAGTCTTTCTACTTCATTGAGATGGATTACGAGGGCGCTTGCGAGGTTGCGGAGATGCTTGAGGAGGCGCTTGAGCAGTACGCTGAGTTGATGTCGCGTCCTGACATGACGATGCACTAGAAAAGGGGGGCTTTGTGGCCCCCCTTTTTTTTGTCGTGACATGTTCACTGGTGTTAAACCGATGCAGGTTGCCACATTCGTAGCGCCTATAGACGCTGTTGTTAAGTCGAGACCTAGTTTCTAGTACCTGCGCCCAAGCCCCGCACGTCGGACATTTAATGTTCGCCAAAGTCTGTCTTCTTGAAAGCCAACTCATAGCCGACCACCATAAGACACGCAGAAAAAGTACCAAGGTTCGGCATCGTTCTCTTGCGCCACCGAACAATCGTCTCTGGCGATACACCCGCCAACGCACCTAGTTGTTCATAGGTCAGCCCACTGGCATCGAGTTTATCAAAGAACTCTTTCACCAGTGGATCGACCTTCAACTCCGCAGTCTTAGACCTTGGTCTTGGCATGAATGGACTCCATGCCAATGTCTAACGCCATGGCTACTAGGTCTTCAACGATTTGCTCCTTGGTCTTCTCGTACACAAGCGCCATCCCGTAGATGTAATTGCGCGTAGTCTTAGAAGTTTCCTGCAAGCTGAGAATACCATCCATCAACTGAGGCGCAGTCACTATGTGTGGGTTGGCGTCAATCGCGTGGCTGTTCGTGCCGATGTACTCAGGCTCTGGCTGTTTTATCTCTGCCGCCTTGGACTTGTAGCGGTAGAACGTCCCCGTTGCGATGGAATACTTGCGCATGATTTCATCACGCGAAAGTTCGCCATCGTTTATGTCGCGCATGAGTGCGCGTTGGCGTGACTTAGGTAAGTGGGTACGGATTCTTACAACATTACTTTGCTGTTCCATGAGAGTGTGTCCTCTGTCGGTTGCCGCCTTGGTCTATGCAAGGAGAATTGCTGGGCCTACCAAGGCGGCGGTAAAACAATGTGGCCCATGTCTGGAATATAAGACACATCTTTGACATCTGTCAACTATCTGTCACAACTTTTTGTGGGTAATATTTTTGACCATAGATGTGTCACCGCTATGAGAGCGGAGCCATTTATGCCTGATGCCGAGCCGAGCGTAACCCAAGGTGGAAGCCAAAAAAAAAGAGAGACCGAAGTCTCTCTCAAAGAATGGCTCCCCGGGACGGGGCCACCAGACTAGGGCAACTGCATAGCCCACAACAAATACTGTATCACACATGGCCGGAAGTCTGGCCGCTCACGTCTGCGTCACGTCTTGCACGTCCCACAAAAGTCCTTGCCCTGCTTTGAATAAAGCCCCGATAGCGCATGGTCATTCCTATGTCCTCATGCCCAAGCAGGTACTGCAAGTCACCCAAATCTGCACCCGCTTTCGCTGTCAGGTAGGCGAACGTGTGCCGCAGATCATGCACTCGCATTGCCTCTTCACCCTCACTCGGCAGACCGATGGCACCACAACCCATCTTTAATACGCTATTGAGCGTCGCTGACGCGCTGTTGCTGTCTCGCCATGGGTCACCACCCTTTGCGACGAAGAGCGCCTCTGTGGGCTTCCTACGGGCCATAACGTGGGACAGTCTACCCATCTCCTCGCTCAGTGGTATGTCCCTCGTGACCGTCTTGCCCGTCCGAGCAAGCCGACGACGCACCCGAAGCACATCGTTCGAGAAGTTCGTCGACCGCAGACTCAGTAACTCGTTGAGCCGCACCCCAGTATCAATCAGCGTGACGAAGTGGGGGTAGTACATAGGGTATTCGCCTATGACCCAAGCAAGAAACGCATTGGCCTCGGCCTCGTCGAAGTGTACGTCTCGCGCATCCTTCACGGTTGGCATCTGTATCTCGACACCCGCAAACCCCTCGACGTTGCGACGAGCGTGGTTAAGTATGGCGCGAAACGTGTTGAGATACCGACGAACCGATCCCGGTTTCAACCCGGTCAACTCATGCGTGACCCAAGTCTGCACCGCACCAGACGTAATGTCTGTAAGTTTCACGTCAGCCCAGAACGTGTTGAACCTGTCGACGTGTCGGAACATATCCTTGCTAGTCTTGCGCTCAATCTTCTTCCAGTCCAAGTAAGCCTTGGCCGCATCGCCGAATGTCTCCTGCGTGACACGGCCTCGCTTACCCTCGATGATTTCCTGCTCGATCTTGAGCCGCTCTTTCTCGGCAAGCCCTCGATACACAGCAGTGTCGGGCAGTCTAGTCGACTGCCTGACCCGCATACCCATGACACGTCCTTCGACGTGCCATACGCCATTACGCTTAACTAATTTCAGCGCCATTGTGTTACCTCACTTTCGTTCTCAGCATTTTGGTGGTGTCCTTGTAGTCGTCTGGCCTCTCGCACCAGTCTTTCGGTATGCCTGACGTGCGTCTGTACTCCTCGTCGCTCATCTCCCGCATACATCTCTCGGCCTTCATAGCGATCTGCGCCCTAGTTTTTAGACTAGCCCTGCGCATCACGCCCTTGATGTGTACCTTGACGGTGGCCTCACTCACCATGAGCATCTCTGCCATCGCCTCGGTACTAAACCCTTGCCATATCATCTGAATGACTGCGTGTTGTTTCGGTGTAAATTCACGCATCAACGTGCAGTCATCCACACTCATTTGTCTCTGCGTCTGCGTCTGCTTATCGCCTCGAATCATCTGAGTAATTAACTCTAATTTAGCTTCTAATCCAATTACCTTTGCCTCAAGGCTGGCGACCTTAAAATGTAGGTCGTCAGTCATCTTACGTCTCCTTTGTTGTGTTATGGTTGGCTTAATTATGTCACAGATATAAGACAACATGTAATCTTTGTCAATAATCCGTGACAACTATGGACTGCGAACCTCGGCTCGGTTACAGTATAAATACTACAGAGCAGTTCTTTGTGACTTAGCTATGGTGTGTGTCCGAAAGGGGGGTTTTGCGACCCCCCTTTCTTTTTGTCATGCCTGTAAATAGTGGCGTGACGCATCATAGAAATTATCGAATTGAGTAAGCACCACATTCTCAACAACC